CGGAGTCACGGAAAACGGAGGAAGACCAGACATGTCGGTCAATGCTCCTTATTCTCACGTCTTAGACTTTTTTGTGCAATCATCAGGTTTGTCGGATTTCCATTTCGTGAATGGCACGAACTGGATGTCGGACGTTGGTAATTTTACGAACCAGGCAAACCTGTTTATTGGGGCGTTGGTCCCTGTTGTCTGCACAAACAATCCTCCATGGTGGGGAGTATCTAATGTTTCGCTGCTCTTTCAGAGCAACAACGCCGCAAGGACAGCAGTGCCAAACGGGTATCGCATCTACTACGACGCTGGTACGAATGCGCATGTTTCGGCTGTTGTGTATTGATCCATGACCCTAACCACCGCAATACTTAAATGATATGCAAGAATTAAAAGAACTGATTGGAGAACTAAAAGAATCATTTGGAAGATTTGATGAGCGACTTAAGAGTCTTGAAAAGGTTATACCAGAACTTACAAAAGCTATGAATGATTCTAACATTCGTAATGCAAAAAGTGATATGTTAAGTTTGATTGGTAAGACAGCATGGAATGTTGTTGTAGTAGCTATTACAGCAATTCTAACAATCAAATTTGGTCATTAAATTATTATGAATAATCTACAAACTCTTTGGTCAAACCCTCATCTACGTTACCCTCTTATTGCAGCTGGTCTATTGAAGATAGCTGTAGTTTGGCTTCCAACTTACAAGGAGCAGTTGGAAGAAACAGCGCAATTGGTTATGTATTATACAATTGCTGCTGCTGCAAATAGTGCTCCTACAAACAAACAAGAAAAGAAAGAAAACTAATATGCACTATAAAAACGGCCGCCCTGCCAACAATGGGGACAAAGTAGTTCTGCTTGGTGATCAATGGAATGCCCCAGTTGCTGGCATCCTGTATAATGCAGTTGTCGTTGACAGCAACTGCATTGGACGGATTGCACCAACTTCACCAAATGATCCATGCCCCAACCTCGCTAATTGCTTGCACGCGGATGACATTGCGCAAGCCACAAGTCAATTAGTAATCGTGCCACTTGTTACGGACAATCCGGTTTCATAACTAAAAAACAAATGAAAAAGATATTCTATTACGCCCCAATTGTACTTACTGTCATATTGACAGGATGTGCGTCTAACAGACAACAGATTGCTGAAAATGCATCTGGTGATGGTATGTTGGCTAAAGCAGCTGTTCCTATCCCATCTGTAGGGTCTATTGGATTGAGCCTTTTTGTTGGGAGATTTTCAACCAGTAGTGCTATCAATCCCACCTCAACTAATACTCTTCATGCTGCTAGTATTAGCTTTACTGGATATGGCCGTGGTAAACAATCTGTAATTGGATCTATTACTAATGGCGCTGGTATTGGAGATGCATCTGTTGATGTCAGTTCTACCAGTCTTGGTGAGACTAGTGTTACTAATACTAACATCAGTTCTATAGGTCACAACTAATTAAGGGCGCGCCTGTGTGTTGAGTGGCTTTAGTATTTTCTCCATTCAACACACGAATTTGGTGGGGAATGAAAATACAAACTAATTTTATGAATTACGGATTTAAAGATACCAAGTTTGAAGTAGAGACAGAAGATGGACGTAATTTTGTCATCATTAAAGATGCTGATTATGTATCTAAGAAAGGTATTATATACCGTATTCCAATTGGTGCAACTACTGATGGCGCATCAACTCCTCAGGTCAGCTGGAACTTAATTCCACCTTTTGGTAAGTACTGGAAAGCAGCTGTATTACATGATGCTGCCTATCGTAATAGTTTGTTAGTTTGGAATGGCACGGTATTTGCTAAAGCTAACTTAGGATTTGAGGATTCTAATGATTTAATTCTTGAAGCTATGCAATCATGTGGTGTCAATGAAGTAGAGTGTTACACAATTTATGAAGCTGTTGCTACCTGTGGTAAACTGTCATTTATAAAAGATAGAAACTAATTATGGCATATCCATTAGTTCCTCCTCCTGCTGGTGATGTTGGTGCCTTAACTTGGCCTAGACAGTTACAGCGATGGCTTGATGATAATCCTGTTGGACCATTAACAAGGATTAGTACATACATTGTATTACCTGCCTTTACTCAGGCTTCTAATACTTGGAATGGATATTCTGACATTGTTGTAGCATTTAATTTTGAAGGACCAAATCACTTTAGCCTTAAAGGTTTTGTTGCTCCTATTACACCCAATTATTCCTTATGTATATCTTATCAGGTACAAGGGGTTGTAACACGTTACTCACTGTGGAGAGCTGTGGGGGATAATATTCCAGGGCCAGTAATACCATATGTCAATCAATATATTGATCCCAATTTTAGACTTGAGATATGGAATACCTCACAAGGTGTAGCATCACAAGCCTCATCATTTACCTTTTACACTGGAAAATTGGGTGGAATTGATTATAGATGGGGAGCTGATACTACATTAGTTGGCAGTGATGTGCCTGTTACTAATTTTGAGAATATCAATAGTGCAGCTACTTTTCCTGTTGCCAATTTGATGTTTAATTTTCAGCCAACATCTGGAATGGTACTATCAGGACAACAGGTAGTGACATGGACAGATAGTGTTACTGGATGTGTGTTATATGCAACACCTAGTGCATCAACATATTTTGTACAAGTAGCAGACCCAGTTTTTAATAGACTTGTTTTAGGTGTTACTGGCGGAGGACCAGACACTTTAATCGGTGCTGGATTAGGAAATACTGGAACAGTAGCAGTTGTATTTGGATTATCTACAATAGGTAGTAGCGGTACTCCTATTATAGCAGCATCTGATACAGGTGTTACATTAAGTTTTGATATCGCAACTGGAAAATTTCATGCCTTTGGTGGAGTTGGGTCTGTAAATTTTAATTTTTCCATCATCATATTTTTAGCTATTCTTAATCCTACTACATTTACTGCCTATATCTACAATATACAAACTGGTGCATTGGTAGATACTGTTGTAGGTTCAGGATTAAGTTCTAGTGGTCCAGTTGAATTGGGGCCCTGTGGATGTTTTATTTATGAAGCAGAATTCTATTCTACAACTATTTCGTTAGGTGAACAAACTCAATTACAAGCCTATCTTGCTGCTAAATATTTAGCATCAGGATTAGCTTATATGTCAGTTCCAATAACTTTTCCAGCTAATTCAATCTCAGTAACCAATTAATTATTTATGTCAACACCATCAATTTTTACTGCAGGATTAGATCCTACAGGATTTACTCAAATAACAGGCGCTCAGTTAAAACAGCTTATAGCCTCCGCTCAATTTGCATCAGGTATTGGAGGAATTATAGTTACAGTTGATAGTGGAGTTGTGCCGGTATTACCTGACACTACTGACTATCCAACATTCGAGAATTTCATATGGTTGCGTGTTGCTACTACTTATGGTGCAACAGTGATTCTTTATACATGGAACCCTAATGCAACATACATTCTATCCTATAGTACTGGTAACATAACTACTAATTGGACTCCTGCATTTATTGGTGCTATTCCTCCACAGTCTATTTTAGGTAGTCAGATTGCTAATGGTACTATTACAGCTACTCAGGTTAATATAGCTAACTTGTTAACAGCAATGGGTCTAACACCATCTAGCTATATTACCACTGCTACTACTCCAACAGGAGGTCAGATTGGTGGATCATATGGAGCAGGGTTAACTCTCAATAATAATACTGTTACCTCAGCTGAAATTGCAGTTGATGGTGTTAATGGTATTCAGACTGCTAACATTAATGCTAAACAGGTTACTGCTGCTAAGATGTTGGGTGGTACCATAAATCAGATATTAGCTACCACTGATGGAGCTAATTCTGCTGCTTGGGTTGCAGGTAATACTGTTGGTGCTAGAATACTACAACAGATTGTTTATTATGATTCCTCTATATTAACTGACACTAACCACCTTGCTGTAACATCACTACCTCAATTTAGCGCAGCTGGTACACTGTATGGATCTGCTGGTACACCTGGCGGTACATCAGCATATCCTCCCAGTAACACTGGATTAATTGCACCTATAACCCCCAAGAATGCAGCTTCTACAATTCGAGTTAGAGCTTGTGTAAAGTTGGGTGTTAGTGCTGCTGATTGGCAGTCATTAGCTTTATTTGTTGATACCAGTGGTGCAAAATTTACTGGATTTTCTGCGTCAACTGTTGCAAAAGCAGCCACATCACAGTATAATGGCCCAACTGGTATTATGGAAATTACTCTTATGTATGAAATGACATCAGGTCAAACTACTGAGATTGATTTTGGTCTTAGATTTGGTGGTATCACTAATACTTGCTATACTAATAAAGATAATACAAAAGCATCTTTCTTTGGTGGCTCGGGAACTGGTATGTATGGTTGGATTGAGTTAACTGAATACATCTAATAGTAATGGAATATAATCAAGAGTCATTCATCGGTGGAATGAATTTGTTGCTAGATGATACACGTCTAGCCAATTTCAGTAGGTGGAGTTATAATCAGGCTCTATCTAATAACCAGTATCGACTACTGTTGAACGGTCGTAATCGTTATGATGAGATTGATTCTATAGCCTCCTCAGTATTAGACATTTCATTACCAGCCGGTGTGATTCAAGAGATTACCACCTTTGGTAATTTTGTAATAGCATTTGTATCAGGATCATGCTATTACCGGCTATATAATGGTCTATTCTGGAATCAAGTAGATGCATTTAGCATGAGTGCCTCTGCTCCAAGATACTGGACCGTATCAGTACCACTTGCTACTACTAACTATGGACGTGCCTCTATATTACAGGCTAATACAGTATTAGTATCAGGAGCTACAAATGTGGCACCAGCTAATACTGGTATATTACAGATTCAAAGTCTAGCTGCATCATTCTCCGGTAATGTACCTGGATTACTGGTACAAGATGGTATCAATCAACCAACATTCATTTATATAGATAACTATGGAAATGTTCAAGCTCGTGTAACACAAAACTATAATCAGTGGAATGCTGTATATGGATTAACACCATCTAATTATGGTGTGTTGTTAACTGACAATCGTGAATATGTACCTATTGGTACTACGATGGCCTACACCTCAGATGGTAAGTTATTTATAGCATCAACTGATGGAGTTAGTATATTGCAGTCAGTTTCGGGGCGCCCCTTGGATTTTGTCATAAATGTTAATGTTGATGGTTCTAAAGGTGGAAATGCTTATACAACATCATACAGTGTTGGAGTTGGACCTATTGCTTGTCTTAGACCAATATCTACTGGTGGTCTGTTTGTAGCAGCAGCTAATAGCAATTTTACTGTCACTCTTAACAAAACTCCAGGTGCACCAACTCAGTTTGGAGAGTATACGTTCATTAGAACATTCCTATTTGAATCTACCTGTCTGAGTGATAGATGTATTATGGATTCGTTAGGTGATACGAGATTTATAGATTTGACAGGAGTTAGATCTTTTAATGCCATTGAGCAGTCATTAAATGAGGGTCGTAATAGTGTTTTCACGTCAACTATTGCTAAAGCATTTCAGGGTATAGTACAAGATGTAGCAGCAGCTATATTCTATGATAACTATGAGTACTATGGAGTCAATACAATCTTTGGTCCAGCTATAGCCATCTATGATACAATCAATAATAATTGGGTAGGATTTGATGTGTTGCAAACTGGTGGTAAAAAGATTAAGGCATTCGCTAAAATTGAGCTAGCAATTCAAGCCTTATTTGCCATCACTGAGGATGATCAATTATACCAGTTGTATGCCTCCACTATCAATGAGGATTTACCTACAATTCGATTAGCTGGATTGTGTACAATGGATCCTCGTAAAGAGCAGAGTGTTATTAATACGAGAGTGATATTAACCAACATCACACAAGACTATTCTGTTACTGCGTCACTGTTTGTCAATAATAGGTTTGTTACATCTCGTCAACAAAATTTTAAGTACGTCCCTGCTCCTAATCCTTATACTGGCATATCTCTTGGACCTGATATTGGAACACAGACCAATAACATACTATTCACCTTCCCGAACTCTCAACAAGGGTGGAAAGCATTTATAGTATTAAGCTGGACTGGTGGTGGATCATTAGTATCTACATCAGTTAGTACTGAAGACTTAATGCCTATGCAACCCCCTACAACTCAATCTGTCGTAAATCAAAGCTAATGAGCACTAAATATATACTGGAATTAGTTGGATACAAAACCTCTCTTAATCCGGCTGTTGGACAGGATAGAGCAATCTTATTGCGGTATCTTAATCAGGCCGCTAAAGAATTGTACCATATGTCTGATATGGCAGGATGTCTTGATGAACAACTATTTAAGGTTAACTCAAATCAGACAATTGCCCTTCCTGATACTGTTGGACAGATTAGAGCTATGCGTGAAGCTTATAATCACACTGCTATAAGCTTACAACAGATGCGACCTTACTATAACCAATTTAACTGGGAATCAGAATGGAAAGCTTGGAGATTGAAAGGTTTACATCCATTACAAACTACTCTCACTAACCAATCTAACATTGTACTATCAGTTAAAGCTGTTGAGGCTAATCCTATAGTAGTTAGTATTGCTGGACCATCTGACGGATCGTCTATGACAAGTGAAACCATCACAATGTCATCTACATCTATGACTACAGTTAATACCTATAATGACATCACAGTACTGTCAAAGTCTGGTAATTCTCAATATGATGTGATAGTGTCAGATATTGATGGTAATCAGTTATCATACATTCCATCAAATAAAACCAAAGCTGAGTTTCAGATTGTTGATGTTTCTACTGCTCCATGGTGGCCACCTAATCTTAATCCTCTAATTGGATGGGTTGATGTGTTGTACAAGAAAGCATTAGTTCACATGTATAATGATACTGATGAATTTGTAGCACCAGATTATGATGATGTTCTAGTCAACAAGTGTTTACAAATGTTCTATGAGGAACAAAGTAATGTTCAAGTTGCCGCTAGTTACTACCAGAAAGCTCAACAAATGCTAGCTCAGATTCATGAGGATGCTAATAGAGGAACTAATGATTGTGTAGCATTAGTTGAGTTTGGCCATGACAAAATGACACACAGGGTTGGGTATGGCAGAGATTGGCGATTTGCATATAGACTCACAGGACGATAATATGGCTACATTCCTTGATCTAATGACATTTATACTCCTCAACAGAGAAGATAAAACTTTCATTGGCTATGATGAAGATCATATCGCTACTATGGTAGCTAAACACTTAGCTGATAACACTTGCTGGATTACACATGATTATCATGGAAATATCACCGGCATGATAATTGCTACTCCCAATCATCAAGACAAACTTTTATTCATTGATGAGAATTTATCCATGAATACTACAAATCTATCAGCATTTGCTCGTCGCGCTAAGGAAGTATTCAAAGGTTACACACTAGAGTTTTTTAAACACGGTAAATATCATTTAGATAAAGGTAATGAATTGTATGATCGACTCACTGCATAAATTTGAATTTGAGGAAGTATTTCCAGCCTGGCGCCCCGATAAACAGCTTTACTGTTTACAAGGTGGATCTGGAAGTTCCAGCAATCAATCATCTGGACAGTCATCTAGTTCTAACACGACTACTAGTGGTCCTACATTAAGTCCTCAGGCCATATTGAATCTTTATGGTTCTGCGCTTCCATCAATGGCTACAACTGCTACAGGAGCAGCTAATGCAGCTGCCTCACCAGCACTTAATACTGCAAATCAAGGTGCCGCAGCAGCTATTAATGCTATTAATCTTAACGGTTTATCCCCCGGTGAAAGTAATGCCATTGAGAGGTCCACTAATCAGGGTAACTCTGCCGGTGGCAATTTAGGGTTGAACAACCCATCTAACACAATATCCAATGCTATGAATTTTGGTGGGGCATTTAATAGTAAGATTGGTCTAATGGATAATGCTGTCAATGCTGCTACAGGAGCAGCTAATGCTAGTACAAGCAATCTTTCTGCAATTGCTAATCTATTTAATCCAGTCGGCAACGCAGCTTCTGCAACTACGCTTAACTCTCTCTCTAAGTCATTTGGCACTAATTCTGGTTCAGGTGGATCTAGTAATATGTCAGCTGGTATCTGTTTCTTAACTACAGCTTGCTGTGAACATAAAGGTTTACCAGATGATTGTGAGGAATTGACTATTCTGAGAAATTTTCGTGATACATTTGTACCCAAAGATCTAATTGAGGAATACTATCGTATAGCTCCCAATATCTGTGTAAAACTGCAAGGAGATCGTGATACACTTGATAAGGTCTATAATGCAGTGAGATCCTGTGTAGAAGATATTAAAGCTAACCGTAAATGGTCAGCATTGATTAAATATCGTAATATGGTTAATGCATTAAAGAATTAATACTATGTTAGGAATATCTTCTGATGACTGGGATAATCTTGGTGATAACGCTAAGAATAATTGGAATAAGACTATGAATGATGCATCTAATGGAAGTATTATGAAGACTGCTGGAGATGTATACAAATTGAAGAATAACCCTTTTGGTGGGTCATCTAATAGCTCTTCTCCTAATTTACAACCGGCACATTTGGAAGAGCCAGATGAGAATGGTTACCAAAAGATTAATGATGCCGGGTTACAACATTTACAAGCACAGGCTGCTCAAGCTCAAATACCTGATATGCCAGCTAATAATACCCCTGACATGAGTCAAACAACTAAACAAGGCAACCCAGGATTAGTGGGTTCATTACTTGCTGCTATATAATATTATGGGATATCTAGGCGCAATAATTGGTGAAAATGTCCTGAATACCCTTTCAGGATATAATCCTACTATAGATTCATCTGTTCAACAGGCTAGTCATTGGAAAGATGGCAAGTACTATACTGATACTGGGGATGGTACAATGGATGAAGTTCCATCGCCATTCTTTAAGACAAATGATGATGGTTCTTATGCTAAGGCTGCTGGACCATATAATGAACCATCAACTTGGCAAAAGTTAATATCTACTCGTGCCAATAAGTACGCTGATATTAATGCTCAAGATCAGGCATCATTATTTAATGCTGGCATGGCAGAAAATGCAAGGATGCAAACTCCATCTTATGCAGGTACACAACATTATGCTCAAGGGTTAGATCAGAACAATAACCAATTTAATACTGGTGCTCTAGTTGGACAAACTGGTCTTGCTACTGCTAATACAGGATTATCTGCTGCTCAGTCTGCACAAGCTAGACAGCCTACCATTAATGCAACCAGTGATGCTAATGCCAATTCTGAGAAGTTTCGTGCATTACATATTACACCAGATGAATATCAATTAGCATCTCAAACTGCTGCTAAACAATTGGGTCGATTTGGTACAGATGATGAGATCTTGAATATTATTCAAAATACTCGTTTACAGCAAGCTCAAGCTGAAAACAAGGCTGCACCATACAATGCCTCATCTTTAGTTGGTCAAGCTCAATTTGGTGCTAATGCAACCGCTGGTGAATTGGCTCGTCAACCACTTGGTGAGAATGCTCGTATGTCAGAAGCCATAGGTGAAGCCTATCTAGCTCAACATCCTCATATATCTAGTCCTACAGTATTTGATGCGACCATTGATCCTGATGCTGGTACTATAACAACAGGTAGAGCAAGTCCTCAACAGACAATACTTGGTAAGGTATCTAATGGACTAGGTCAATCTTCTGACCCAACTACAGTATCTATTGGTGGTAAATCTGTTGCTATTCCTCCTGAACCTACACAACAGTCAGGCGATGATTCTAATGCCGTTGATCCTCTTCATAAACATGCTATGGATCTTCATAAAGCTAAAGGTGATGCAGATGCAGCTGGAATTAAAGCTCGCAAAGCTGCCATTGATGCTCAAGCTAAACAACAGTCATTAAACCATTTAATTGGAACTACTCATTTAATGGACCCGTCTAATGCACAAGACATAATCAATAATTATGTTCGTCCACGATCCATCTTAAATAAAGCATCTCAGGAGGATGAAGATTACTATAAACAACAGATGAGTCCTTTAATTGGGCGCCCCAGCATGTCTCCTAATACTTATTAAGTATGCCCCTAACACCCTATCAAATACAGTATCTTAAGTCTCAGGGTTACTCTGATGAAGATATTGCTGCTGCTAAACCAGTTGGTCCTGCTCCATCCATACCTAGTACTATTGGTAAAACTTTAGTTGCTCATGCTGGTGGGTTAATAGGTGGTGGAGGTGGAACGTTAGCCGGTGCAGAAGCTGGTGGATTAGCTGGTGAAGCTTTATTTCCTGCTGGTGGGTTAATACCGGGTGCTATTATTGGTGGTATAGCAGGTGGTATGGGAGGTGGTGCAGCTGGACAGAAAGCTCAACAGTTAATTGAACCAGAAGAACTCTACAATAGTCAACAAGAATCAGCTGAGGAAGCTGCTCAAGCTAATCCTAAAACAGCTGCTGGTACAGATATTGTTGCATCTGCTTTAGCAGCTGGTGGTAGACCATCAATGGATGCTTTAAGGGCTGGTGAAGGATTGATTGGGAAGTTAAGTGGTAAGGCTTTAACACCTGAAGCTAGAAATTCTTTAATCTCTACTACTCTAAATACAGCTGTTAACCCTGCCATTAATGCAGGTATTAGTGCTGTTACCGGACAGCCAGAATCAGTAGGAGATGTTGCAAGTCAAGCATTGGGTGGAGCTATATTTGGTGGCCAAGCTAAGTGGGCTAAGAGACTATTAGGTAAAGTTGAAGAACCATCTCAGGATGTTAGTAATAATGATACTCCATCGTCTGATCCTGATGCTGGTATTGATAAAGCTGAACCTATCACAGCCTTTACAGCTAAAGATCCTGATGATAACTATAAGATTGGTGATCCACAGATTAACAAGATATTCAAGAAACGTCTTGATGCTTTGTATCCCGTGCCTGATGATGCAGATGAGATAACTAAAGCTCAGATCTTAACTCAGAAAGCTAATGCTGCTAAAGATCTTGATACTGATGGTAAACGACAATTCTTACATCAGCAAGAATTAGGTAATCAGCAACAAGCAATGGAGCTATTACAGGCTAGAGAATTTAACGAAAACCAGAAAGCAGAACAAGAAAGAGCAAATGAAGAAAATGCTAGAAACAATCCCCAACCTGAAATTGAACCTGAAGATGGGAGTGTACAAGTTAATGATGTTCCTGCAAAGCCTCCCATAACTGCTACACCTGAGATATTGGATGGTATTATTGCTAGGAAGATAACTAAACCCTCAGCAGTACAGAATGCATTTCCTAATATGAAATTAGGAGATGATGAGGCGTCAGAATTATTGACTCAAGCCTTACTAAGAAAACATCAGTTAGATCAACAAGATCAAGAGGACTATTTAAAGAATGAGACTAACTTAACTTCAGAACAGGTTAAACAGGTATTACAGGAACCAAAAGGAGAAGTTGCTCAGACCGGTAAAGAGACACCTATTGTTCCTGTTACTAATACTACCGCCACTAACCCAACAGTTGAGCCGATAAAAGGGGCGCCAGTAAAATTGACTAAGGAGGAACAGGACGCTATTAATAAGACTACACAAACGTCTATTAATAGTTCTCCCACCAATGATACAACTACTGCCACACCTCCACAGGTAGTTAATCATATCATGAATGATCCTAATGCTACAACAGGATCAGTAATGAAATTGATGTCACAACAGCATGGTCATCCATTCCAACCATTAGCTAAATGGCTATCGGATAACATGGATAAGATCAGTGCTAAAGTTCCATGGAAAACCACTCTTGCTAAGAGGTCTAGTTATTTCCCACCGGGAGGTAGACCTGAACTATCAGATCAGGTTAGGATGACAGGAGAGGGGACATATAAAGCTGCTACTGTAATGGAAGAAGCATTACATAGTATGACCTCAGCTAAGATACCATCTGAATGGGAAGGATTGAAGGGTGGAGATTTACTTACGGCAATGGACGGGTTTGTTGCTAAAAATCCTAATCATCCTGTATCAGATCTAATTGGAGCATATAAAGAGACTGCTAAAGCTATGAAGCTTCAGAGTACTTTATTTGACTATGGTAATGGTACAGCTGGCCGTCCAGACTATGCAAAATCTGCTGCAATGGATGAATGGGATAATCCACATGGTTACGCCATGGGTGACTTACATGAGTTTATTGCTCATGCATTCATGGACAAAGACTTTCAAGAGAAGCTTAATACTATACCCACAACAGGCAATAAGACCTTATGGCAAAAGGTTGTAGAAGCTGTAGCACATCTATTAGGTATTCCAGTCAACCAACATCATATGTTAGACAGAGTGTTGCGTTCATCAGCTGAACTGATTAAACGTGAACGTCCCTCTATGTGGGGAGCATTAGCACATGATCCTCACAACTCTCCACCTGATACAGCTGATGGTCAAGGTAAAAAGCCTAATGAGTACATGGACAAAACAAAGTCCAGAGGTATTGCGGTCATAGATGCTATTCATAAGATGGGTACTCCGATTGCTCATAAGATTGGTGATGCTATGAAGATGGCATTAAATAAAACTGATGAATTAAGAGGAGCATGGAAGAATACTATTGTTCAAGCTGGTAAAGATTTAACTGCCCGTGATAAACAGCAATTAAATGCAGCTTTTGAAGCACGACGAATTAATAAGACTAACACCATAGGAATGTTATCTTCTCAAGCTGCTAAGAGATTTTATAACCAGACATATAAAACTCTTGATGAATCTGGTAAACACCGTATTGCTATTGGCGAACCCGTAAATCAAGGTAATGGTAAATTACGCTTGCTAAAACAAGATCCTAATTACGTCCCCACAATGCCTAACCAAAAGGTAATGGACATCATACGAGCTAATTCCGATCCTAAGGCTACTAAAGATATTCATGATAAATTTGTAGATTACAACACAAAGGTAATTGGTAATTCTCCTAAAGATGCTGAACAAAGCTGGAATGATTTTACTACAGCTTTAAGAGGAGATTTATCCAATACAGATAAGTCTCATCAAGACTGGTTTAATGCTTCTCGTAAAGCTATGGGTGATCCTTTGCCACCTGAGTTTCGTGAACAAGATCCAGTTCTTAACATGGAACGTTACACTGATAGAGCTGCTGTTGATGCAGGACATTATGAATTCATGGAGAAAAATCATGAAGTAATGGCAGCACTAGGACAGACTAAGGACGCATGGAAGAATCCTATAAAGCCCTCTAAAGATGGATCATTAGCCGGTAATCAAACCATTAAGAATGGATTAGATCAATGGAGACATGAGGTTACTGATACTGCTGATAAGAATGAACATAGCTTATCATCATTAATAACATCCTTTTTTATCTCTGGTCCATCTCTTGAATCTCATAAGGTAATATCTAATGTAGTATCTACACTAGCATCTACGTCAAATCCTATCATCATGACCAGGGCTTTAATTCATGGGTTAGTTCATGTGAATTCTGGATACGAAACTGCTGTTAAAAATGGCGCAGTGAAGATGTCTGCAAGAAGTGGCTTAGCAATGATTTCAGGTTCTGCAACAGCAGCTGAAAGAATGCAAGCTATAGCGAAGACTATCAGGAAGATTAGCACATTGAATGACTTGACTAACATAGCTGGTTATGGATTAGTTCAATCAATGAATGAAGTTATTATACCCTCCAAGATGCAACGTGCATCGCGTGGAGATATTACACAACAAAAGTTCCTTAAAAACCTAAACCCATCATATGATCCAAGCAAGACGTACTCACAAGCTGAAATTTCTAAATACGCATCTAAGATGGCACAATATGTTCACGGGACAGGAGACATACGTTCACTACCGCACTGGATGCTTAATGATGGTGAGGTATCAGGATTCTTTTCTCTTGCTCATTGGTCAGTAGCACAGACTAATAACTTCATTAAGAATGTCTATGATCCTGCTACTAGAGGAGAATTTGGACCATTGCTGACTGGGGTATTTGGAGCAACTATTGGAGGATATTTGATCAAAGAAGTTAGAGAGAAGTTGCAAGGTAAGCATAATCAGATTCCCTCTTTAACAGAGATTTCAGCCTCTAGTAGAGGAATAGCTGGTAATCCAGGATTGGTAGGATACAATATCATATCATCCATGATGTATTCTGGGTTTGGAGGATTGCTATCTCAGGTTGCTAAATATCCATTTGATTTTGTGTATAAGAATACACCACAAGGGGCGACCTTTCCAATGGACGAAGTGGTAACTGATATGGCAGGAACACTACATGGAGTATCCGAAGCAATAGCTAATGATCCCAATATCAATTGGGTTGATTTAGCTAAGGCAGTATCTATGCATGTGTTAAGTACTAACTTTCAGTTAGGACGTATAGCTATCAATCAGGGAATTAACAATGGACTTATTGATGGATACCCAGCTGAGAAGAAAGAGTTATCTGATAAGATGGGACAATTGAGAAGGTTTGATATGACAGAAGGGTTGCCCTATGAAGATATAGATGAGCAACAGGGAAGTTATATGAATCTGGAACAGAAGAAGTTTAAGTCTACTCAGGACTTGAATAAAGCTGTACAAGAGCTACCTCAATTGGTAGGAAATATTGTACAGACTTATAGGTCTAAACCTGATGTGATGATGCAGAAATTGAAAGCCCTGAAAGAGAATCAGTACGATACATTCCCTTCAATGGAACAGACTCCTCTAAGTTTCTTCAAGTATGTAGGATACTTAAATAACTTAGAGGGTCCTGAAAAGGCAAATGAAGAATTAATGGATTACATGAAGCATAAAACCATTAATGAAGTTAAGGCTTCTGCTGTGCCTTAAGTTTAATTCTTCTTTCCATGCTTATACGGACGAGTTTTATTATACTCATGCTTAGAGTTAAGTGCCTCCACTATATTAACTCCAAGCCTTTGTGATACATCAAGGGCTCGGATTATAATATCTGCCAGCTCTTCTTCTGTACAATCTAATGGGGTCAAACCTAGGTCTTGCATCTTAGCTGCCTTATCACAGAGTTGATATTGCGTATCTGATCTAAATGCATCCCAAAGTTCAGTTATCTCAGCGTGCATATTATTGCACTGATTAGCTATAAACTGATCTTCAGATTCATCAGTGGAATGAAAACCTTTCTTTCTTGCATTCTCGTGTACAGCTTGTGCGAACTCATTAATGTCAGTTATCATATTATCCTTTCACTATGTATGTTATTGTTCCGTCCTCTTCTACATTTTGTTTTACTTTGTCTAACGCAATGAGATGCTCTAAACAATCCTCAAGAGACTTTTTTCCTTGGGGTAGATCATCCCAAAATTCTGTCTCAAAATCTACCCTTGTTGGTTTTTGATATTTAACGATAAAGTCATATATCTTATTGGATAGTTTAGCTAATGGATTCTTAGGGTTAGCTACTAAGCCAATGTGCATAGTGGGTTCTTCATCTTCCAAATCTTTAATAGCTTGTTTTACCTCATCAGTAGTTATAGTCATAGATAAGGACTCTGAGAAGTGATTAGCCATTACAGTCTTCCACATATGTAATTGTTTACGAGCATAATATCCCTCTAATTTAGAGCACTTATTTATGCGTAGATTCTTATGCTCCTCTATATCGTTCCACCACCATTGAACATAATCTAAGGTTTCTTTATCAACTTTAACTTCACCATGAAGCTGTGATAGATGTTTAATGTGCTCTAATATCTCAACCCGAAGTCTCTCTTGGTCCTCTGTAAGCTTCGGAATAGAACTAACATTCTTTCTGTTTCTTGTAGCACATATAAACAAGCATCTGGCAGCAAACCCTGATCCAACGAGTTTATCATCCTGAACTTCCTCCATAAAATCAGGAGTCGTACCTGCAATAAAAGACAGGCAACCATTAACAACTCTATCCTCACCAGCAGTTTTTGTTTTATATTCATATTCTTTTGGACAGCCATGAAGGCCTAATAAGTAGTTTATAACTGAGTCAGCTTTCTTCTTAAATAATGAACCTAATTCATCTAAACAGAAATACATAGAACAGTGTCCATATATGGCTAGTTTAGGTGGAGCACCATTTGCACCATTCTTACTGAAGTCTAAATAATTAATACGTCTAAAAGCCTTAGACATTGAATCCACCAATGCCTCATAAGTAGTAGCATCAGGTGCGTAAGGAAAAGCTGGTGGAGTTGGAACATCTACATTCTTACGAGCTTTAACCATTGAGTCATCAGCTAGTGTACTATTAGTCTCATGAATCTTATCTATCAATACTGCCTCAGCTTGACTTCTACCATCTTTATTAGGCCGCACGTCTTTAGCTTTCCAGTATCTCAATATATGATTAATGTCACCTAATACTATTGATTTACCAGTACCAGGAGGGCCATAAAGAATAATGTATTGATTAGGATAGATAGGCTTATCTTCTGATCCATACCAGACACGTCTCTGTAATGCAGCTCCAACTATAAATCTCCATGACCATTTTACATAGTTATCAGGAGATGGCAATCTATCTGTTATCTCCAACCATTTTTCAAAGTTGGTCATATCAAAACTTATAACAGTCTATCATGTCGTGTTCAACGGTGATAATTATCATTGGATGAGGCATAAAATCAAAAGCAAATATTATATCACAAACAAAAGATTTAATCTTTTCTGAGTCTTCGGTATATGGAATGCATCCAATGTACTGAGCTTCTATCAAACCATCAGGTGTTGTCGTCAAGCGATATATTGTCATAATCAAAATTTCAGTTCCCTTAAACCAAGTTTGTTAACGTCCTCTTTACCATCTTTTCCCTTTTTATAAACTCCCCAATTAAAGCCAAATTGAGTTTCTGATCTCATGTTAAATACAGCACCATCAACAGGAGATGTGAATTGCATCTCAATATACTCTTTGTGTTTCTTTCCTAATTCAGTCTCCTCTCCTATAGGACATTGTGATAATACACTATCATGACAATTAATCATATGATCCCATCTTAGATTATTAGATTCTGTGTGTTGTTGTAATTTACTAAATGCCATATTAGTAATCATGCCTACTGTAGATTGAGGAGGTAGTGCATAGATTTCTTTCCATTTAGCTTCCTCAACTTCGTGCCAAGTTATAGTTAAAGGATGACCATGAAGATTATAAACTATGTGGGTCCTCTCAACTTGTTCACGCAATCTTCTATGCCAATCTCTAATCTCAGGAAATAAAGAGTGGTACGTTAACAGAAACCGATCAGCTTCCTCTTGAGGTAACATTATCTTACCACCAGATTTCTCAAGAACATTCATCCTAAATGGGTTGGTTGTAATACCATAATTCGCCGAATGGCAAGTCTGTTTTGCAAGATAATAATAACGTTCATTTACTGGCCAATTATCAGAGTCTTTGATTAAGGAATCTAACTCTTTAAAGAACGGCAAAGTCTTAATAGACTCAATAGGTGAATTGATAAAGGTGTTAATATCAAATTTAAAATCAGAACTAATCTGATTCCTCATTCGTTTATTCCATACCTCAGCAAACACCTGTATAGCAACATAGACATGGGGTTTAACACCATGAATAAACAATTTACGAAAATCAGCATTCTTACAAAGGTAAGCTACTATTAATGCCTCAGCTCCTGATTGGTCAGTTTGAACAAATACTTTAAGTTTAGATCTTTGCTCCTCAGTGAAGATTGAAATGTCATGTGAGGCGAGATAATAGCTACACTTGTTATAGAGGTCGCTACTCATTAGGCACTCCATCAGCAATGTAGATTTCTCTCATTGATTTTTCTATGTTAGCTAAGTTTCCTCCAAGTCCACGCTCTTTCCATTCTCCGTTAGGTAATAGACGTTTCTTTTTAAACAGGGCTCTACTACCCAATCGAAATGATTTAGTACCCCCAATTGTCCATTGACAACTATCCCGCATCATATCCTCAGTACTAATCCATGGCAAGAATCTTAACCGGGTTGTCTCTTTCTTAACTTCACGGTATGCACATATAAGATTGATAACAGGATTATCATGCTTTAAAGCTAGTCTATACAAGGCTTTCTTTCCTAATGATGGCGCCCTTTTTCCATCGACAATAGATGGTTTGCCTCTAGCAATAATAGGATAACCAAGCATCTCATGAAAATATTTCACACACTGAGGATTAGATCCAGCAAACATTCCTAACTTCTTTTTGCCACGAATTTCACCTAATGCTTTCTCACCTACGAAATATTCTATGAGCCTGTTATACTGAAACATTAAGGCATCATTCTCTTTTACTTTATCATCTATCAACTTACGATTTACTTTGATACCATTTAAGGTTGAGATAAGATAAGGACGTATACACGCCATCGCATCATTGATAGAAGATTCAAGTCCTGGAATAGTTTTAGCATACTCTGTAACAGCTTGTTTAATAAGGCCCATTGTGTATACGTCTTTACCACAATACTTCATCCTATTAACCATTTGATCGTTAGTTCTATACCCTTGTGAGTCTTCATCTTTATGAAACTTCTCCCAGGTCCAGTATGACGTAGCATGACCTAATGACTTCTCTAAGTCAGGAAAACATCTATGAAGAGCTATCAATGTATCATATGAAGATGAACCCAGTGGGATATGATATTTAAGTGCAAAGACAAGAAAGTCAAAACAAGCACCATTGTGAGCGACAGTGGTATTCCTACTGATTCCGATAGCAAGGGCTTGTAACACTTGCGGAACCTCAGGAAAAGCAATTCTATAGTTGTAATCAAGAACAGGAACAGAATAGACAGTCCTATAATCCAAACTAAAACTAAAGCATTGTAAATTACATTCTTCATAATCAGTCTCTATGTCTATTAACAGATCCTTATCTTTAGTGTCTCTTAAGATCTCTATTACCTCTTTTGGATGAGGGAAGATCTTATAAATTGGTTTAGGTCTTTCACATTCTCTTTGCCAAACGGATGTGCTGAATAATATTTGCTTACACTTCCAGGTATCCCGACGTAACCAGAATGCATAGTTTGTCCTTTTAGTCCTACCATGCCTTTTGACATCTCCCTCATCCTCATCCTCCCCTTCATCACCTCCAGTAAATACTTCATCGTCTGGGGTATAACCATCAGATAAAGGATTGGATTGTTTCTCAACATCTTTAAATATATCCACGGCTTGTTGAGGTAAGTATGAACATATAGCGGGTATTCCATTGACATAAAATAATGATCCTCTCATCTCATGAAGAGAGTTCTTTAAAGTTTCAGGTAAGTAATGATGCATCGTAGGTTCACCTAATAATAGTAAACACTTTGTATTAGGTAGAAATGGAGACTTATCATCCTTAAGTCTCACATCACACATCATACTATTAAGCTCTGGTTGAAGACAGAAGTTGCCGAACATAACTCCTCCATTACCTGATAATAGACGGGTTATATCAAAGCGACTTTGGTTTGACATAATGATTGTCAAACCACAGTATTTGAATTTAGGAAGAGACCTTAACATCTTTAATAGTTATTTCAAGTCCTTCATTACCATAACTCATTGATGTGGTTCTATGAATATCAACCAATTCAAATGTATCTTCACCTCTGCCTAGAATAAAAGCAACCATTTTCTTTGTTTCAGATTCAGATAATTGATATATTTTAGATTCTGTCATAATAAAATTCGGCATACTATAACTGGTATGCCAGCAGTTTGGTTAACTAACTATTCTGGTGATTCAGATGATTCATCTTCGTCATCATCAATAATGTCACAATCCACCTCTTCAGCTCCATGAACACCATCAAGGCGTTTAATGTTGGTTATAATCTCACCAGTCAATCTTTGCAATGCCTCTTCATTGACAACCTCGATGTCAACATCAAACATCAATTTTCCAGTAATCATAACACTCCTTACAACGATTGACCACCAGTTGGCAATTCAGCAAGACAATAGATCTCCTTAATTTCAGGATAGTTGTCAATGAGGGGTTGCTTAGTCTTGGGATGTAGCAACACTTTACCAACTTTAATACCCCTAGCCAATTCCTCTCTAGTGGGTGAAGCAGTCTTAGGATTGGCCTCATTTTTAATCAAAGCATAAGCCAACACTTTCTTAATATCCTCAGTAGCAGGATTTTCCCAATTAGTTTCTTCAGGAAGTTCAAGCTTCTTACGGAAGTCATTCCACCTTTGGCGACAAGCTTCAGTCTTGTCTACAATAATTCCACCTTCATTACTGACCTGAATTGTCATGTACATTGCACTGGGCTTAACACCAGCTACAACCACTGGTTTAGTGTCATTACCAACAGTCATATCTACTGTATCTGGTGCAGCGATTTCAGTCTTGATGGTAATCATTGGATTACCTTTGCTATTCGGGGCTAAAGACAATTCCGTAAACCGGATGATATAATCTGATTTTGTTACAAAAGGAATTGACATGTTCCACTTAATTGCATTCTCACTCATATGTTTTATTTTGTTGTTTACTTAATTACTGATCGTAGTTTGTGATCAGTAAATTTATTTCTCACTTTTATTCTTTTGCTGTGAGATAAATTCTCGTACTTGTGCAACATATTCTGAGACTACCTCAGACATTTCTTTCTGCACTTTTTCATAGTCATCATAAGAGTAAAATACTCTAGTATGACCTTGACGGGTTACGACGTTTAGAACAAACCCATTTGCTAATGTTTCAAGTTTAATTTCCATATACTATTTTGTTGCTGGTGTTATTTGTTGTTTAGTGTACTTCAAGAAAGTCTCATATGTCGCAGGTATTTTAGTTGGGATATTCTGTAATCCTGATGCCTTAGCATCAAAGTTATCATCTCCACAAGTTTGCCAATAGTAAAATGTTTCACCAGTAAACATCTTCTGGCATTCAATAAACTCAGATTTAGTCATCCTAAAATCTCTTAAAGTTTCGTCTTTAGGTTCAAGATTCTTACGAGCCGAGAATTGACGAAACCACATAGTGTATTCCTTGACTAACTTATCACCAAATTTACCTGTTAGTAAAGGACGAATCTTACCTGTGTACAATCCAGGTTGGCCAGGTGAGGTAGGCTTATCAGCTTTCTCAGCTTCGTGAGTTAGGGTTATAACATCACACCTAAGATTCTTGATGATAGAATGTATCTCACTAAACCATGTGTCTTTAATATTCCACTGCTCAAACTTATTAAAGTTTCCATCTTGTGTTATTGTGGCAGATTTACCAAACTTATCCCACCAACTATGATAGATAGTCTCCATGTCAGATAGAGAGTCTATTACTAAGGTCTGATTCTCTGTGAGACGGGGCGCCTCATTATTGAACCAGACTGTAAGATCATCTTTACGATTCTCTAACTTTGACATTTTGTAAAATGGAATCTGATAGATCCAAGTGCATCCAACGTGTGATCCTAATCCACGATCAAGATTCAAAACCATACAGTTAGGAAAACCTTTCTGTTTACCATCAGGTGTTCCTAGTATAGACCAGTTCTTACCAGAACCACCAGCACCCTGTATACCTAGACGAATCTGTTGTTTAACTGTTTCATCTGATAATGGCAATGCTGATTTGGGAATATAAATATCTGTTGTCATATCATTCAAGAAAGAAAATGTCTACTCGTTTGTTCTGATACTCATACTGAATTACATCTTTATCATCACCATAACCGGAATGAACTGCTCCACGATCACTAATCTCCACTAACCCAAATTGCCGTAATGCACTCTTCATCCAATTAATACCTTGATGTGTAGTTTTATGTGGATAAATAATTATGTCAAGATCTTTATTGCTAAATCCTTTATGTAGTACTGACCCTCCAAGAGCTACATGATAGTGATTATACACACGTTTAAGTTTAAGCTCAAGCTGTCTAACTAAATCAATAGCTTGATCGAGTGTCCATTGTAGTTGTGGTTCAATTTTCATACTATCTCCATTACTTTTTGTTGTAGGTCCATCAAGGACCCGATGTTTAAAATCGTGTGATCAAAGGTTGCATTGTCAAGTTCAACCTCTGAAGCATGAACATCACCATAGTCATGATTTCGCTCTACCCTGATAACTATTCCACCATTTCGTTTCACCCACTCATACTCATTAATGAATCTCACGTCAGGAACAATTAAGACATCATGGTTGATAGACAATCTTTCCCTTGCATCTTCCATCTTTTTAATCCAGTAATCTACACCAAACAATTTACGCCTAAAATCTGTACCCCAACCCTGTAGAATACGGCGGAAGTTATCTTTATGAAGTTCAATGTACTCAACACCATAGCCTGTTGCATGAGAAACTTCAATCTTAAGTTGTGCAGCAAAGCTATACTTAATTGATTTAGGATAATGACACAACAGTATATCTGCTATTGTATCCTTACCTGCACCTTTCTTACCTGATATTCCAATGATTTTCATTTAGTCGTTATAATGCATGGGGTTGAATTGTTTAACATCAAAATCTCTCTTCAGTAAACCATCCATAATTAATGGATTATTATGTTTACAGACATACCAAAAGTCGCACTTGCCATATTTCTTATTACATGACCCATTAACAATACCTTGTTTAGGGAATTGATTATTTTTAATGGCAAGAGATAAATCTTTACAAACCTTAATGACACCCTCTTTAAACTCATCTATCTCTTCAGGTTGATAAACAAAAACATCGGAGGATTGAAATCTAACCTCATTGATCTTAGGTTTAACATATATGCCATCAAACCGAGCACCAATTTGTTGACGAGAAATCTGTCCTAAAATACTATCAGGATGTTTCTCAGCAAACAATTTCAATCCTAACATGTACCCTCTAGGAGAATTCTTTAACTCATACTGACTCAAATGATCTTTAGCATTCCATGATGAAGTTGTTTTCCAATCTGTAATCAACCATATCCCATTTCGTTTCTTACCTATACGATCTATGGTACCACACCAGTTAAATACATTATCCTCATCACGATAGATCTCCTCAGAGAAAGTCTGTTCTACAGCTGGTTTATCATTTAGAATCAAAACCTCAAAGTCAACCTCTTGCTTAACAAACAGTTCCCAAGTCATTAAGGCTACAGCTGTCATGTGATTAACATCGCTAAGCTGCATTGATTTACTATTATCAATACGAGGTATGCTAGCAAAGGCTATGATAGCCTGTTCTCTGGCAGTAGGAATATGACCACCAGTTAAGTACATAATTTCTATATACTTATGAACTCCTATACCATAGATCATCTTAGCTGGCATAGCTTTGGTCTTATAGCCTTGCACAACTGTACGATATAGATCCAGAATACAGTTGCTATGACCTAATGCTGAAGATGAGAGATTGATTTCCATTACTTTTTATATTTGTTTTTCATGATGGCTATAGCAGGAATAACAATTCCTACTGACGCAGCAAGTTGTCTAGCCTTTTCAAATTGTGGATTAGCTTGTAACACATGTTGTTCCATTTTACGAACATGAGATTGTTGCTCAGGACGAGTAATACATAGATAATGACTAAAGTGTTCTGTTACTTGTTCAGGAGTCATAGCTGTTAATTCAGCAGCAGACATTCCTATACATTGTTCTATGGTCATATTATTCCATTACTCCGCAAGGGAGCCAGGTTTTTCCTTGGTCTAGGGAGTGCATCCAGTAATCCTTCAAAATGTTTGTTCTATAATCGGTATCTCTTAATATAATATAACGCTGGCCATTGGACATATAAGTGAATTGAGTTTTGTGCATTTTATGCAAAGCTTCAATCGGAGCATACCATGCATCAATAGGCACTTCCTCCGCTCTCCACGCGCGCAGTTTCTTGGTCGGAGGTTCGGGGGCGACTCGCCAGTTTAAATTGGTGTCGAAAAATGGATTTGTTACTTTAACCCAACAATCCTCTGGATATTCATATTCAATATCCTTCCCGTCAGCGAACGCCTTAATTACAGGCATCAGCTCCAGTATTTTCTTTGCTTCTTCTCTTGTCATAAATTTAATGCACAGATTTTCACCAAACAGGATAACAGACTGATGACGTTTTTGTGTGCCCCATAATCTCCTCGGTAACTGTTTTAGTTTTCCGCACGGTCAGCCGGTTCGGTAAAGACGGATTCGCGGGATTGTTGTTCGGCGAATTGTTTCTGCCGCATCTTTTCGAGATACTCAGTTACGGCTTTATCAGTCGCCTTTTTCTCTTTCCATTCTTCGTAAGTCATTGTCATATGTTTGTTGGTTTGGTTTGCTAAATCACATCAGCAGCATGTAAATTAAAAATCCGATACCGAACGCAATTAACTCGATGTCAAATAGCTTATCGTCATACTTGTTGCTCATAACATCCTTATAATCTTAATCTCTTTGTTATCTATCTTGTATTGAATGTTATCTAACCCATCAAGCTCTATCTTAAGTTGTTCAACATCCTCATTAGACAAGATCAATCCACTCTTATGAAAGGGTTTAATCTCATCACCCTCAAGATAATCATTCAGTTCACGTTTCCACTTAGGAGCTTCCTTTACATCAACAAAATCAGAACCATGAGGTAAGTCAGTAAATGTTTCTCTCAGTTGAATTATGACTCCAACACCTTTCTTACGAGCTACCTTACATCTCTCCCACAGATCAATCCACTTCTGTTTATCATCAGACTCTTCTCTTAAGTAAAGCCATGCTTGATTGATTAGAAGATATAAAGTATTCATAGTGTAACGTCCTGATAGACGAAACACTTTAGGTTTACCATCATCAATTATTTCTTGAAGTTCCTTTGCAGCCCATCTAGCATAATCCTGATTGTAATAGGTTGCAGTTGATTTTCTACCCCAACCAACAGGCTTCTTCCTGACAACTAAATCTATAACACGCTCAACAGTTTTCTTGTCAGGAAAAATAACTGTTATTGGTTGTGGATTATCTGACATGATATGTTATTACAGTTACTTAAAATTGGTTCCAGAGGCAAGGCTTGAACTTGCTACTCACTATTTAGTAACTAGTGCGTTTTACCAATTAAACTACTCTGGAAGTCAAGTTTGCTATTAGAGATTATCGTGGGAATACGCATAACTTCACGTTATAAAACCATAAACCACTATACCTTATGTTACTGTTCAACTATAGGTATTAAGCCAGCTCAGTATTTAGACAGGTGAACAACCTGTATTCTGACTGCAATCACAATCTTCTATTAGACAGAACTAATAGACACGGAGTGTATCAACAGTCAGTGGCTAGGGGATGAGAGAAATTATTTCTTCACTCGGAGAATGTATAATATGGCAAGTGAACATCCTAGAAATGATCCTAAGATGTTGGAAAAGACAAGCTCAGAGAAATGAATTGTCATATTGTGGTTAAAGAATTTAATAGTTGTGGCAATATTATGTAAGCAAGAATCGTGCCAACTAATCACAACATATATTATGTTATATTAGATTATACTATGTATGTATCGTTAAAGATTTATTAGATCTTTTTCAACACACTGTATCGTTTAATTATTTGTTCGAGTGACCTAACATTAAGTTCAAGTTTAAACTCGGAAGACATAATCATATCTCGGAAGGATCCATTCAATAGTTCAGCTACATCTTTTTCTTTATGGAGGATCTTCCCAATCTCTTGCATGATGTCTGGTATATCACATCTTCTCTCTCTCAAAGGTTTGATCTTAAGAACAAAGGTTGATATACGAGCGTAAAGATCAAGCCTAAACAACTTATCATTAACCATCTCCATTAAGTTACGATGTGTAGCACATACTATTCTACAGCTAATCTCAACCTCTTCTGTACCACCAACAGGACGTATGTATCGTTTACCATCTATTGGCTGTAATGCATTTAATAGCTTAGCTTGAATCTCAAGTGGCAAATCACCAACCTCATCAAGAAACAATACTCCACCTTTAGCAACTTCCATCATCCCTTTCTTGTCAGTCATTGCACCAGTAAATGATCCTTTCTTATGTCCAAATAGCTCTGATTCAATCAATTCTTTTGGCATTGCAGCACAGTTGATACGACAGAATTTAGCATCTCGATCACCAATCATGGCGCGAGCTATCAACTCTTTACCAGTACCAGTCTCACCTAAGATTAAGACTTCATCGTCAATCATTGATAACTTACGAGCATCATCTTTTAAAGCTACAGTATCAGAGTCTATTGATATGAATTTATTGAGCCATGTCTCACATCCAGGAGTTGTGTTTAACAGGACAGGTTTGTCATCACGAATCTCAATTTTATAAGGTAACTTAAATGCAGCAATGTGCATCTTAGCACCATCAATTAGATTATTCTGCAACATCAAGTTCAGAATATCTACCGGATCACTTTGTTGTGGATTGTTGGACATATTATTTCTTTTTAGTTATAATCATGGCAAACATATAACCAAGCATACCCACTAGCATTAGTGGCCATAGAAAAGCCATGATAATACACATAGTTGTATTATCAGTTTTGGGCTCTATTTTTTCGTTGTGAATAAAAATCCCAAACCAAAATGGGATTAATACAATATACAACAATATAATATTCATTTCTTTTTTCCTTTTTTATTAAAGACTCGTTCGTTCCACGCTTTCCATAATGACATTGCTTTATCACCTGTGTAGGTTAGTCTGTGATTAGCTGTCACTTGGAAAGTTACACAAGGTATCCAGGTATCAAGAAGTCGTTTACGGCTAGCCTCTTCAAGCATAGTTACAGGAGTAAGACTGCTTAATCCTGACATAAAAGCAGGAGCATCACAATCAAACTCATGACCATGAACTGTTGGGAATTTTGGTTTGAAAGCTCGTTTGTAATTACCACATGTAGTTACCCAACTATGCCATGCGTATTGACATTTACTTAAATCTACCACTATTCTATTATTTTTCATATCACGATTATGCCATAATTACGCCACAATTAATCCAGGTTCGGATAATTGTATCATAACTTACACTAGAGCCATCAATCTCATCTTGACTTCGTACATGCATTATAGTATCACCCTGCCAAAAGACAAAACCTTTATCAGTGCAGACAACACTATAAATTGGTTTAGTTTTATTTAACTTTTTCTTTTTCATAATTAATCTCCACATTCTTCTTTAGCTTGTTGAATAGCCTCTTCCTCCTCACCCTTTGTTAACTCAAAATCCTTTTCAAGCAAAGGCTGTGGCTTAGTTGATAGTATCTCCCAAGATTCAGGATCATCAGGTTCCTCAGGTGCACCATACTTATCTCTGTGTCCTTTCATTCCCCTGTGATACTCTAATGTAACCTCAACCTCAATCTCACGGGTTACTACTAATGTTATTGTCATATATCAATTCCATTTCTAAACCCCATAAATATAGGGTGTCGTAGTTTATCTTTTTGACCAACAGGTTTATATTTACCAACAATGAATTTACCAAGATACTTATCTTGATTCATCCAAATTCTTTTCCTTAATTGATTTGTCAATCCTACACCTGTCCCAACATTGACAGTGTATCCATCAGGATGTTGACATATAAAGGCTCCTAATGTATTCTTAGGAATCATATTATCCTGATGACTACTTCTATCCATAGCACCAAGGGCATTATGATTAGTAGGATTAACATTCTCCATCTGCTCCTCAAATCCTATAATCAATAATTCAGTTCGCAAGTATCTGGCAAACTTAACTAATATCTGTTCCTTTAAAGTTGACCTGTTATCTACAGTTCCTTTCTGGATATATAAACCATTAGGGTCACGAAAACAAATACCCTCTCCACCCAAATCTTCTATTGTTCGTAACTCCAAGAATAAAGAATTAGCATTAGAACAAACATGTGGAAAGGAAAATTTAAATGGTGGTATAGACCAACATCTAAGATCTTTATCTATGGATCTCATGCGCTGTTCATAAGTCATCCTCTCAAGATTAAAGTTATCAAGCACACGAAATTGAATAAGATCTGAATCCTTATGTTCACGGCTCATTACAATAGACTCAATCTCAGAATAACTAAAAGATCGGTTATACAACTCCATATCATATCCACCCGGTAGAAGCATTGATCTGTCACGAATTGATCTGTTAGGAATAGGCTTTAGACGCTTAGATAACAATGTACCATTAGCACGAATAGCCCTTATACCATCAAGTTTTACAGAGCATAGTACAGGGTATCTTAGACGGGACATTGCTTCTAGAATGTTATCATCAGTATGTTCCACATTTGGTGGTAACAATGATGCTGCTGACATTGGACAGAATTTTCTTTTCATAAATTAAAAATAGCTTAAACACCAGTTATGATTAAATATACTAATTGTCAAATGATAATGTGTACCATTTCTTACAAAGATAATTTGCCAACATACAAATTTATCAGGGCTAGGTTTTACTTTGTAATGTACACAACAAAATTTTCTTTTCATAATTTTATTCATCATCTTCTTCTGTATTTCCATCTCCTAAATCAGTAGGAGCTTCATCAGTTTCATCTTTCTCCCATTCCTTAATCATCTGCTCTACAACCTCTTTTCTATTCTCGTACTTCTCGATAAGTCCATACCAATTCTCACCAGGAGATCGTACTACTTTAGTAAGACATCGCAATCTGTGCATAACAACACTAGATTGCTCTTCCTCAACTGTACCTTTAAAGAACAGAAATTCTTGTAAAGTGTTAGATAAGGAATTAAGCCTACCAGCACGAGCTGATCCTTGAACTAAATCAATACCACTCCAACATGGACCGATAGTAACTTTTCTAGGTCTAGTCCACACATACTTAATGTCCTCCTCATAAGCATAACCAGACTCTTTATGTCTAACTTTCCCTGGCTCAACTTTATCTTTAGGATTCTTATGAGTTTGATTCCATTTATCAATCATCTCTTTCCACTCTTTAAACCCTTCAACACTTTCGTTCCATCTAGTACAAAGTTCATCAGTATGATGTAATGATAACCCTACACCACCAGCTTTGTAAGTGTAGATACAATATAAAGATTGTCCAGATTGAAACTTATCAATCTCACGCTGACGTTCCTCTTTGTTCTGATTACCCAATCTATACTCTTTAGGTATGTCTTCAAGATTTCTATCTTGTACATCATCAAGCATCATATCTTCAAGAGTTACACCCGCAGCATCAAAAATATCCTTATTAGCCATTACCTGTTTCTTAAGTTTCTGTTTAACAGATAATTGTGTTTGTCCACCGCCCCAAATTAAAGAGATATTATCACGACTAATGCCATAGTCCTCAATTAGAATTCTAACTACAGCAATGATAGTTTGTTTATTCTTAGCTGCCAGCGCAGCAGCATAACCCTCTTTAACATCATGAACCATCTGTGCAGCAAAGATGTACCGTTTTGAGTACTCTGCTGCCATTAGTAACTGACCTAACTCAATCATTGCTAAAAAGGCAGGATTGTCTGTTACCTGCTCCTTTAATTTTGCTTTACGGGCTAAGTATCTTTCCCATGCAGAATTAAACTCTTTACGAGCATCATATTTAGCATTAGCGGGAGGGAAATCCATAACCCTCACAGAGTTTATGGCATTAAACTGCCACCTAACACCCTTAACCCTGACGATATAATCATCAAGATCATCCATCAATCTATCTACTGCTGTAGCATTATAGTCTTCAGGATCACAGTTCTCACCACAAATTGCTTTAGCATAAGTTGGCCACATTGCACTGGTTAATCTGGCACCAGGAATTCCAACAGTAGTACTAATATCTTTACGAGTAGCACATGCAAATGCTTTAAAATCTGCTACTCGTTGACCAGGTGTTGCAGAGATAAAGATAACAGTTGTGTTATCAGGAATGTCAATATACGACATTATGATTTTACTTTGTGTACTATCAGGATTTTTAACAGATTGACACTCATCAAGTAGTAACACACAAGGATTAATCATTGATTTCCATTGCCAATTAGTAACCTCTTCACCCTTTTCAATGGTATTAATTTCCTCAATCCATATTTGTCCTGCTCTAGTGTGCAACTTCTCAATATTTATAACCTCAGTCTCAGTGATAGGATCAATACCAAATTTGCTCTTTAGTACTCTCTTAGTTTGCTCTACAACAGAGTTACGAGTAATGGCTATATAAGGCATATGACCCCATGTCTTACCCTTATGGAAATTCATGTCCTTAAGTCGTCTATCAACAGCACCCTGAATGAAAGTCTTGCCGCTGCCCGGGGCTGCTATCAGCATTACAGCACGATAACGCTTTACTACTAACTTATCTAGCATTTCTGCTGCACTTTTCTTTTGGAAATAATAGAGGTTTGCTTTCTCTTTTTCGGAGGGGACCAAGCCATAATCTGAGTCAATATTTTCTTTTGGCTTTTCTGGTTGATTGTCACGAACAATAGATAGCTTTTCCAAAACGGGTTCTGTAACCACACTATTGTTACCTTGTTTATAATTGACATTATCCCTATTCTCATCTTTAACAGTTTCAACTCTTGTGGCATTATCATTTGCTTCTCCTAGTTGTTTGTTTAGATTATCTTTTAAAGCAGTACAGAATGATTTGACATCATCAATAGTAACCTTTATATCACAGTTAGGTTGGCTATTAATCCATGTGCTGTCATACCCTACCGTGGTATAAACATCTCGCCACGTTGAGATAGACTTTATACTAAAATAGCTAATCAACTTATTACATATAGCTTGTACAGCTAGACGTTGACGCTTGTCATTCTTTTCTTTTGGTGTCATATTAATAAAAGTGAAACCCTCACTACCAAGGCCATTTGTGGAAGATTTGTCGGCCTGATACTACCTGCAATACAATACGAATCCCATTACGCATTGATGCATTTGGGGTAATTCATTAGGTAAGGTAGTGAGAGATGTTGGTGAGATTATTCGTCTGTTTTAATGAAAGTCGTGAAGGGCCAAACAGGATTATTTTCTGATAAATTTTCTTGCAAGGCTTTCATAGCTCCTTTTTCTATTTCAGGTGTTTGATTTGGATTTAGATTAAGAACCAGATTTTCTAATTGTTCAGACATAGATACCATAGCTAATGAGATGTATGCTAATCCTTTGACATCACTAGCTCGATTAATATCTATATCAAGATCAGTGTTTAAGGTAAACGTGCTTGAATTTGAATTAAAGTCTATTGTTAATTTCATATTACGGTTTGATGTGGTATTGTTTTAAAGCTTCACAAATTAGTCGTTCAATAAATTCTGCCTCTTGATCTTCTGGAGAACATAGGTAATTTAAGACTCTAACTAAGCATTCATGCATCTTTTTGTTTTCTTTGTAGAGTTCATCCATCTCAATAGTCATGTTATAGATTCGAGCTTGAAGTCTCATTGTTTGATCATAAGGGGATGTGGTTCTTTGATTTAGCAAAATACCCTCTTCTTCACTCATAACTCCTCCACACTTGTTATTAGTTTACGAACTCCCCAATACTCATGCACAACCGGCCAAGTTGTATCTATGTTATTTAACATCCTCATAGCCATCATAGATGCATGACTATAAGGTAAAGCTGGTGTCTTTCTAATCATTGCCTGTGCTATAAGCTTATGATTAGCTTCTCGAATCCAATGTTCAATGCGCCTTTTATCAGAGTATTCTTTACGTCGTCTCAAGATCTCTAAATCCTCATTCCAAGCTTTAAGATGCCACAATACACATACATCATTATCCCACACTACTTTATGTGTAGTTGAAGTCTTAAACAATTGCGCTAGTATTAGACCAGTCTTTGGTGGCACCTCACACTTAGCTGATCCATGCGGGGAACCATAATAGTCACCGAGAAGAATATAGAGAAGTTCTGAAAGAGGAATAGTTATGTTTTGGTCATTCATAGTTGTGGACTATTCGGAAATTAACACATGACAATTAGTCGCATTAACTATTGACCTGATTATCAGATCGCCTGATGCAACAGAAACAGGTAGCTTTTGTAACTGTCATGTAGTCAAATTCCTTTAAGCTTAAAGTCAGGAGTCAATGCTTGAATAAATTCTTGCATATTCTCAAACACATAGCAATCCCAGCCTGGACAACGATCATTTATGGCATCCTGTACTGATGCATAAACTCCTAAATGGCCGCAAGGCTGATTCATGCTACGAAAAATAAATCCACCTCTATTATTTCCAATCTCCGGTTCATGTCGTAAAATATAAATTATTCTTCCATTGGTTAAAATAAAAACCTTACCCAAGATATAGTCTTGGTTACAGATTTGTTTAACAGAAATTTGTGACACCTGCTCTTGATCAACTACTTTTTTCATATTTGTCATTTGGTTGTGGTTAACTAAGTAGAATCAATAATAATTTATTGATTCTAGTTAATTGACATACTCTACTGTGTATGTCAGACAGTGCTAGGGTCAATTACTCAGGACGAACAGTGTCCGTCTCAACCTCCTTAGACTTCTTGTTAATCCGCTCGTCATACTCAGCTTTACGCTGAGTCATGATAGCACCGAGCTTGGTGAATTTCTCACCAATAGCTTTGCGTTCCTCGTCAGTACGGGCTGCAATCATGTCAGTAACAAACTGAGTTTGAGCACTGGTATAAGTTGCAATTGCTTCATCCAACAGTTCCCGCAATTCAGAGATACGCAACTGAGCAACAGAGAAGTCTTGGATACTACGCAAGAACTTGTCCAGCTGAAACACACCCTTTTGTTCACCTGCGTCAGGAATAGCATCAAGATGTGCATCTTGTGCAAACCGTTTACAGAAGATGTTCAGAATGGTCTGAACCTTCTCTTTCGAGATGAACCTCAAACCATTAAGGAAGGTTTCATCTTGTTCAATGAGCTTACCATCTTCCACATTGATCTGTGGAGCTTGATAAACAATACCATCCCAATTGCCACGTTTACCCGCAAATGGTGTCAATGGAAGTTTAACTCCATTACGTTCCACGACATAAGGTTTGACCTTACTAAGGTCAGGAGCAACCTTTTCAGTGGTAACAGGAGGAGGCAATGGAACAGTAGGAGCAGTATGTTGATGTTCGTGTTCAGACATATTATGTTTTCTTTTTGTTTTGATTAACTATTTGTTATTCGTGGTTAATCGTTCACGTTTCCGTTAGTTGGAAATTGGAAATTGTGGATTGCAAGGAGATTGTATAAGCAATTATCATGCCAACTATCAACAGCATGTAATCGTTAACGATAAATATATAGTGTTATATTAATCCTCTGCAAGCCATTTAAATAGTTCCTTATAAGTATCAAATTGGAATATGGTAAAATTGTCTTGAGCTTTGGTAACAGCATCTTGTATAGTGACGCAATTTTCAAATCCACTAAAACGACTACCTTCGGTTAAATCTATGGCACAAAAGATTATAAATTTACCATTATGTGGTAAAGCAGAGACAAATCCCTTATCACTAGTGTATTTATGAATCACTCCATAATATTTGTCTGAACTAGCATTTAAAGGATTAATAGTTGGAATATGGACCTCGTTAATAACTTGTATTTTCATATCACTTGTGTTTAATTATTACAGTTTGTTGTGTTTCATTACTGGAAGGAAATTGAATATCAATATGGTTAATTGATTGCTGTTGCTGAGAAGAATGGCTTCGCGGAAGTCGGCTTCGCATAAGCTCTTTACATGCTCTTGGGATAATTCTCCATAGAATCGCCCAAACATCTTGTTCATTACGGATATAGCGGATTGTTGATGGTTTCATATTAATTGTGTTTGGTTATTAATGATAAGTTAGGGCTTGTTTAGCCAGCTCAGGAAAGTTTATTTCAACAGCATCAGCAGCAGCATCAGCAGCAGCATTAGCAGCATCAGCAGCAGCAGCAGCAGCAGCAGCAGCAGCAGCCTTAGCATTAGCATTAGCATAAGCAGCATAAGCAGCATAAGCAGCATAAGCAGCAGCATAAGCATCAGCAGCAGCATAAGCATCAGCATCATCATAAGTAGTTTTTGATCTATCTACACCAGTAAGATAACTATTTGCCCACTCATTCCATTTTATGTCTTTATATACAAATTTTGCACAAAGTATTGCAAAACAAACTTTTTGTATATTTGTGTATTCTGGTAATGCAATTTGTTGTAATGTAATAAGCCCTTTAGAACCTGATTTTAGTAGGTCATGTTTAGCTTCACCAATTGTTTCTGCTTCCCACAGAATTGGATTTTTAAAATCAGCATGACGTGGATTTAGCAATACAGCTATATTTGGATCAGTGTAAAAATGAATCCATCCATTAGAGCAAAGATCTTTATGGGTTCCAGATGCTTTATGAGTAACATTAGGTCCCCATTGTGTATTATTTCTAGTTTGACCATTATGGTCAGTTAGTTTATAACATTTCATTTTCTTATATTTTTTATTGATTTGGTTAAGAGACAAATTATGATGCTCCAGACTAGAGCGTGGAATTCAATGTGATGAAAGGTTGTCATGGTAAAGGTAATCATCCCATTGTTTATTATAACACGTTTTACATATCCCATGACTGGTGCGACGATGGAATAAGGCTTTTCTTAGCCATTTACGGCACCATGCACATTGGATACTGGTTGTTAGGTAGAATAGTAGTTTTTTCATATTATTTGGATGATGGAATTGTACTTTTGTTTTCATATTATTGTCCGTCAGTTGGGCTTACCAAAGTACCCGAGGCCAAGCTTGTTACGCACATGGTTTGCTTTCAAATTTTTGCTTCTCAGAAAATGTTGCCAGTTACTAAAACCGCATTGCCTAGATGCCTCATCCAAAGCTTCATGATGAGGGATGCCTAGTTCCTTTTTTATTCTAGAGGTTAGCCGCTTGATATGTTCAACAGTATGATTTTGCATAACAATCAATTAGCTGTCATGGCATTAATAGCCTGTTGTTTGAGAAATTCAAGTTGTTGTTCACAGTAAGCTTTGTCACAATTAAACTGGTTATCTCCACTATGTGCTGTATCAAAACCCAGCCACCAATAACCTTTCTCAGAATTATCAGGTAACTCATTCTGTGAATAAGTGAGTCCACCATGAACATCAGCATCAATATGATTATATTCTTTATTATACCAAGGATGTTCATGAGGAACACCGATGTAACCATTAGCATAACCATGAGATATGCTATTAAGGTGAGTAATTGGGATTAGTTTTGTTTTAATTTTCATAATATTATTCTAGTTGGTCGGTTTTTCTTTTCTCGCTCTTAAGGTTTCTTTATGTAAGCAACCACAGCTTTTAGTCGCGCCTTTCTTAAGGTGTTTTATCATGTTGTTTTTTCTTGTTTGAGAAGTTTATTGTCCGTCAGTTGGGAGGAGAGACTTGAGAAAGACAAGTTCTTTCTTAGCATGAATTAGAAAGTTGGGAAAATCCTCACCTAAAAAACTCCGATTAATATTTTCATATGGAGAATTACGACAACCCTCTAACCCGGTGCGTTCATAGACAGGACATCCAATACATATTTTACCCAACCTCTTTTTTAGAGGTGTATTAAATAGTCCACATAGAGCACAGGATGACGGACCAATATTAGCATCATCTAATGACGTTGCATTGGATAATTCTTCCCAGTGCTGGATTGATACCTTTAAGGCGGTTAAAGTTTCAGGATTCATAGTTGATATGTTTTTTAAAATGGGTATTGTATAATTTCTCGTATTTTGTCAGCTTGCCATTTCCATTCATTAATAGGAGACCAACCAACACCAACACCAACACTCAAGACAGCATAATAAATGGTCGTGGAAGTCATATGAGTAATGTTTTCATAGTGAGTATACATAGTTGAACGAGCTGCACATGATGCAGCATGTGCAGCTTGTTTAGCACTATAATCAATTGATAATACGGCAGCCTCACAAGCCCCAAAGCTAGCTTTATCGGCTTCATTAACGGTAATATATGATGGCTCTGTTAACCAACGCTTCGCTGCTTCAATTGCTTGTTTTGGTTTATTATTTTCAGGGTATTTTTCTTCAAACTTAAATAATACATGCTCTGCACAAGCAATTGCGATCTTGACTGAATGATCTTTGTTTAAACGATTAGTTTTTCTTAAAAACCAAATCAACCAATTTCCATGGTGACACTCATTCCATGCACGTATTGGATCATAATCAACTGATTCCATGAATTGAATAGATTCATAGCACGGGTTTAAGTCTAAAAATTCTTGTTTTGTCATAATTGATATGTCTATTGGCTAAATTTGAAGTATAAAGTCATTTTGATTTTTCCCTCTGCTAAATTGGTAAGGAAGTTGTCAATGCCAGTACCTAGAAAGACATTAGTCTCTTTTGAAAAAGATTGATCATGTCTCCAATGGCTACAAAAGTCACATATTTCAAACCAGAGTTTTATAGGCGTAAAGCCTTCAGCAGGTGTTTTCCTAAGTATTAGAGTAAATCGTTCTTTATTAGGGATGTACTTTCCAACTTGGGTCATACAAAGAGCCAAAGTTTGGTTATTCCATTCACATTCCCATCCACCCTCGTTAGAATAAACAAACTGTAATTTGATTGGTGTTTTCATAATTGGTGTTTTCATACGTAAATGCTTCCTGCATCAATGTCCCACGCGTGAATGCTTCCTGCATCAATGTTTCTCGCATCAATGTTTTCCGCATCAATACTCCACGCATCAATGTTTTCCGCGTGAATGTTTCCTGCGTAAATGTTCCATGCGTGAATATCTCCCGCGTAAATGTTCCCTCTAATTTGCATCGAAGCTTCGATGCAAATTGGGAAGGTAAATTTCACTGAGTCATTTACGATCAGTTTTCCATCCTTAATATCTGCCTTGACCTCTTCAAGGTTATGGTAAGTTTTCATAATGTTATCGATTCCATGAAGGATGGTTAAATACAGTTTCTAATGGCACCATTCGTCGTCCTGATTCACCATTCAAGGCTTTACCTTTTGCCTTGTGACGGGAAGTGCCCGACCAATAAGGGAAACTTTGCTTTCTCTTCATGAATCGTTTATGTTTTGTGCTCATAATTTTTGTTTCCTTTTGTTTTGTTATTTGTCAACTGAGAGTAATGCACAGATTTTCACCTATGCACTATTGCTCATTCGACTTATTGAAGCAATCACCTCCAAAGCTCTTAACTAATAGAGGGACTTGACTGATATATCCAATTCATTTTCTTGGATTTCCATAATAGTTGAATGCTGAAGTCTAGTCTATGGTTCATAATGCACTATGAAAACATTACTCACATTCGTTAGGGACATACAATACGCGAATATTGTTCTACCCTTAAACTTCAGCAGTCAACCATTATGGTTATCTATTTACAGTCATCAGACATCCTAATTGTGCTCGTCACACACTCACCTATTCGGATAGTATTCCAGTGAGATATGGTTAACCAAGCATATTACATGCCAATGCATGTTCTATCTATTGATCCATTTTTAAATAACTCACCTCGTTGCTACCTACACGGTGTTAAGGATTTCAGGGTTTGCATGTTCTTAGTTGCGTTGATAACAGTATTAGATGTTATAACGGGTTAGAACATACAATCATCACGGTCTTATTTGTCAGAGAAAATAAAAAGCCGGACTAAAGTGAGCTTTTGTAAGCTGCTAACTCTAGCCCGGCTTGTGTCGTGAGTAGTTGTTGATTAGGGTTTTACCGGTTTCTCGTTCAGACTTGCCAAGTACTCTTCCTTAAACTTGGCTGCCCACACTTCGCAACAGGCGGGAACATCGGCTTGGATGCCCATTTTATACACCGGTTCATCGGTGCTACCATTGTTGGCGATGCGGTTGATTTGCATGCCAAACAGCAACAATTGTGCCCATGCTGCATTCAACGGGAGTGAGAGAGTATGTCCCTCTTTCGATGTGATACGTCCCTTTGTCCCTACAGACCACCCGGTTGCTTTGGACACAATGCTACCTTCCAGTCGTCCCACATTCGCCGCCGTGTCATTGACCAACTTGTCAAATGCGGGACCGAATTCATCGGAGAAACAGGACAATTCCGCACGAACATTAAGGTTATTAATTTTGCTCATAATACTATCTTTCCTATACTCCATGCCCAACTTGTCCAAGGTTTGATTGTCGCCTGTGTCACATGTATTACCCCAACAATGATGGATTAACCATGGTATGTTGGGTACGCCTTTGGCGGTTCAAATTGTCAAATAAGTTTAAGACATGGAAATTACCTTGTGTATAACCTTAAGTTATTCCCTAATATCTACTCACGACGAAATTAATTGTCATTAATCAGCTGTCTAATGACAGGTGACTAATCAGGTTATTCGCCGTGTGACCTATTGGATAGTGACGCCTGACCGCCTGTCTTTCGGCTATGTAAGCTAGCGAGTGTCTATTGGCTCCTTAATCTAGCTGCCGTCACCGGCGTGTGATTGTGTCCTACTAACAGTCGATCAGGAGTCACTATCCAATCTGTCATACCCAATAGTCCGGCTATCGTCCGCTAGTGCCTTACGTTGTCTCCAGTCTCATAGTTGGTTCGCATGCTGTCTGAAGTGTCCTGCGTTGCACAGGGTGTCATCATGCGTCAATCTAACCGGGTGAGTACTAGCTATTGTCGCTTACTATATTGGGTGCGGTGGTCTATTCAGGGTGCTAGCCCTATACCTGCCGATCAGGTCCGCTATGTGCCGTAGCGCACTCATGTGTGCGGACCTTGCCGTTAGCTGTTATGATGCCAACACTATATGTTGTAGTGTATTAACCATGGTGACACTACATGTGGTGGTTTTATTGGCATAAAGATTGCTACGTTAATGATAAAGTTGTGTCATTATATTGTCATTATGGTCAAATTAATACATTAGAGTTAACCTGTTAATAATTAACATGTTATGATGATTATGCTGTCTATAATCGCTCACTTCACCTAACTTTATCGTTATAGTTAGCTATTAAAGTGCCAACAAATAAATGTCAATAAATCTTACTTAACAGTCATAACCTGTTGATTTTGAACATAATCCAATTGTATCATAGCCTAATGAGTTAGGCTAAGTTAACTATTAAAATCCACCGAGTGCAACAGTTAGTATAACATTTCATTAAAGGTCTATATAACACTTTTCATTATTTTATATAAATAATTAATTATAATATATATATAGTATACATACTTATATATTATATAATATATAACTTTATAAACTTTGGTTAAAAACGAAAATTTTATATAGACCAAAAGTAAAGTGAGTATTATATAAAACTTTAATAAGAAACTATACAAAGTTATATAATTAATAAGGTTTAATACTTAATTAAGCTTATTAACTATTAAGTAATCATTACTCAACACTAAGTAATCATTATTGATTAGTAAACATTACTAATTAACTGATTAGTAAGGTTTATTAAGTAAATCCGGTAATCAGGAAGTTGAAAATGAAAACCAGAAAGTAAAACCCGAAACTTGACTATGCTATTCTCGAAATTTGATAAAAAATAAGTTTAGAAATATATAACAATATATAAATCCTATATAAACCCTATATACTAAATATATAATCTGTATATAACTATACAGAGATATTTTGTGAATCTTTAACGTTAAAGAATAGTTCGTTAACGTTAACTCTTCTGTGTTAAACGTTAACGATAACTCTTCCTGTATAATTATACTGTTATATAACCATAATATCAATTGGCATGAATCTTGCTTATGTTAGAGTTACAGTAATGAAATATGACGAATCACAAATACTATCTGACTCAGATTATGAAGCTCTTAAATCAAAAAGAGATAGTATTACCTCATTAATGAATTCTGGACCATTACCAGAACATTATGTGAATCATTTAAACACTCAATTAGGTCAGATTCGTACCACTTTAAAAAATCATCATCATGCTAAATTCCACTCTGGAAAAGGAAATAGATAATCGTTCAGATTTTGACAAGTCATTAGATAACTGTAACACAATCAAGACTGTCTCATTGAAAGATCTGGCGCCCTTATTTATGACTCAAGATAACAAATACATCAACGATTATGTCTCTACACAGGCAATTGCTAGTACTTCCAATTAAGGAACAACAGGTTTGTGATAAGTTGAAAGGACTTACACCTGTTAAGGATATTATAGATCACCGTCATAATAAAGCTTATGATGAGTATTTTTTAAGGTCACCAGTTGAGACTCATACTAAAGAAGAATTAGATGCTGTACATAGAGCAATTCTATACACTCATCTATTTAAACGTGAAGAATCAATGAGAAAGATGGACGAGGAAGAATTGTTATATCGTCCTATGCCTAAGATCAGTTTTTCTGCTAAACCTAATAAAAGAAAATGAAATCAATTCATATTGAGATAAGATCTTTCTGGTATGATTATTACATGCTTAATCCCAGAACTAACAAACACATTAAGATTTATAGCTTTTGTTTTAATTAACAATAACTAATATGACAGCTCAAGAGACAGCTATTAAGACAGCCTTTGAAGTAGAGGAAATGACTCCACAAGAGATTTCTGAATGTATGGGTCTTGATGTCATAGCTGTTAAGTCCTGTCTATTAAATTACTCAACTAGATACCGTAAACTTTGTAATGAAGCTCCTGAAGAGGAAGATACTCTTAACTATAATCGTGAAGAGCAACAGCGCATTAAAGATGTGATAATGGATCTAGCTATGGGAGCTGAATCTGAGAAGTTGAGATTTGAGGCAGCAGTTTATATTCGTGATGATGCTAAAGGCCGTAAAGATCGTAATAACAATCTGCCAACTACTAACGTGCTAGTCCTTAATAACATCTTAAAACAGGGACGTGAGATGGCAGATAAGATTAAACAGATTAATTAAGGTGGACCTCTCATCTCTAACACCTGAACAGTTAGCTGATGCCATTAATAATGGTACTGAACTTTCATCGTTGGTACAGAAATCTTCTCATCCTGAATCTGAGAGTTGTGGCTTAGATTCTAACTCTGTACCAACGATATCTTCTGGGACCCACGCAAGTGGGGGCAACACGATAGATAATAAGACTGTAATTCCCCTTAATTCTAACTCTAACTTAACGGCGACCGCAGGTCGAACTTCCATAGAAACGATTTCTCCAAGTACACTCATAACCACAAATACAATTGAACCAACTGTTATCCCTGACTATGTAGCCATTAATAGATCTATTAATGGTTCCTCACTTGACAAGGGAGAATTTGATGGATTAGATATACAAGATCCTGTAGAGCTATTAGTTCTATTAGAAGATGATATTCGTACTGGTGAGACTAAATTGCACCCTTGGCAAATCACTTTTATGTTAGATTTTGCCAATTCTAAACATACTAAAGAGTCACCATTTCAGGCTGCTGTACAGGCATGTAACTCTTCAGGAAAAGATAAGTATGTAATAGCTGCTTGTGCAGTATGGTTATGTATGAGATATAGGGATGTTATATGTCCTATTACCTCCTCTTCTGGTGAACAGTTAGACAAGCAAACATGTGCTCATATTACAAGGTTATCTAATAAGGCTAATGTATTGTTTGCCAGTTATGGATTATCTTGGAAGATTAACTATAGAGATTACAAATTTCTACATGTTGATCCAATTACAGGTCGCCCTTGTACTAGTCAAATAACACTATTTGCAACAGATGAACCTGGTAAAGCAGAGGGCTATCATCCCTTAGAAAAGGGTAAAAAGATGGCTGTATTCACGTCAGAAACAAAGTCTATCCCCTCTGACATTACTGATGCTATTGAACGGTGTACAGGGTTTACACATCGTGTAGATGCATCATCTCCTGGAGCAGCAGCAGGATATTTCTATAACGTATGCTCATATGGTATAGCTCGTACCTCAATTTCCGACATTAAACAGCTTGATTCTACACAGATTATTCTATATAAAATTACAGCCTATGATTGTCCTCATATTACCCCTTCAGAGATAAACCGGTTCGCAGCTAAACAACCGGGTGGAGTTAATAGCATTGTATACAGATCCTCAATATTAGCAGAATTTGGATCTACAGATGAACAGGTTGTTATACCATCTGATATGGTACATAGAGCTGTTGAAAATACTAGAATGTTCTGTAAGATACAATGGATACAGGAACAATGCAATCATGCTGGATTTGATATTTCAATGGGTGGAGCAGAGAGTGTTATCTGCGTTAGAAATGGTAATAAACTCATTGGCATGGAATATGCTAATATACATGATACCAGTGCCCAGATTAGTTGGGCTGAAGAGATGTTCTTTAAACATAAATTGAACAATTCTGACTCTAAAATAAGAGGTGATTATGTTGGCATTGGCGGTCCTATATTACAGATCTTAAAGAAGACTAAAAAGTGGGACAACATTATCTATGTTGACAGTCGTAATAAGGCCTCAGAATTTAAGACTTATAAGAATCGTGGTACTGAATTATTCTTTCATGTACGTTCTTTATTTGAGAAAAAACACATCATTTTGTTTTATGATAAAGAACTCATAGAGCAATTGTGTTCTAGACATTTTAAAGTGATTGATGCTAAGATACATCAATTACTATCTAAACAAGAGGAACGTAATAAAGGGTTTGTATCTCCTGATAGAGCTGATGCATTGAATCTTTGCTTTTGGGGATATGAACGAACAGATTTAAAAGAGGATGAATCAAATCCTCCTTATAAACAGAAGGAACTTGAAGAAGTCTATGATCCTTCTAATGAAGCATTTGACCTTAAGAGCTGGGCTAATAGAGGTCGAAAGATGTATCAACCTGATCATGTTGAGATATCTGAAATGAAAGAAACTGGTCTTATAGATGAAATTAATCACTATAATCAACAACTGCTAATGTGCCGATAATAATATGAGTACTACTTACAATCCTCGGGATAACACCTTCATTAAGAAACCTGAACCATCTACATGTCCTACATGTGGTCAGTTGGTACAAGATCTTGGTAAGCCCTTTCAAAATCACATGAATAATTACATCTCTGAAACAGGTGTGATTATGACTATGAATAGTAATGAGGACATCATTGAAATTAAAGGTGTCCCTATGTATAAGTGTGATGACACTAACTCTAAGAATGGCTTGATGCATGTGTCACGTTATCTTGAGAATAAGAAATGTGCTGCTGCTAAGGTTGTAGTTGGGGTTGATAGGCAACCTCAGGCACAACAGCAACAGGTACAACAGCAGGTCAATCCTGAAAAAGCTATTGCGCCACAAATTAATGTCGCAATTCCCCCACCTGCCAGTAAGCTACGAGCTTCACAATTGGTGGCTCCTAAACCCTTGGAAGGAGCTGTTTAATTATGAATGAAACCATCGAACAACTTCAGGTTAAAACTATCGAACAACATATCATCCAAGTTAAAACCTTGCGTCGTGATATTGATGCTCAAATTCAACAGGTTAAATCTTTGAAGTCTTCCCGTGAACTATCATTGGTGATTACCAAATTGCAAGAAGGAGTTATGTGGCTTGGTATGGAGCTTAAAAGAGTTAATGAACTCACTGGTGTTGGTACTAATCCTTACCCAAATAGTAAGGACCCATCTAATACGAAGATTGAACCAACTGCGGATGGACTTAAACTTTAACTAATAATATTATGCCACTAGAATCTAATCAAGATCCAGAAGATGATAAACAGAATACCGGAACTGTTGAATATGCTAAGTCGGGAGATAATGATGGAGATGATGACTCCACTCCTGAAGATGGTGTAAGTATTCCAGAAGACTTCCAGAAACAGGTGCATGGAGTAATGTCTAAATGCACTAATTGTCATCACATAGATCATGTGAGGTCAAAACTCAATGAGAAAGAAAAAGAGATGAGGGATAAGGAGATGAAGGGTAAGAGGAAGTCATTCTCTATGGATGACGCACCTACACAATATTAAGGACTATTATGCCAGATGACTCTGCTGTTGATTACGGTACAGAATATATAGATGCCACTGACTATAAGAAATTGGTCACCAAGATCAATAACTTATATGATGTCGCGTTTGACCTAACAACCAAGTCTCTGGCAACCCGTAAATTGCGTTATGTAGAACTTGACCTTGAAGTAGAACGTAAAGCTGGGAGATTGGCACCTGACGAAATCTACACTCCAATACATGTAATTGACACTAACATACGACGTGAACAATCTCAATATGTACAGTATGTTACACAGTCTCCAAGAGCAGTTATATTGAAAGATCGTGATGATCCTGCTAATGATCTTTCCTTACTAGAAGTTGATCTAACAGAGAAGTTGAGATTTGATGGTTGGCAATTAGCAACTTATGCTAATATTGATGGGTTTCAGTCCTATGGCTATGGTGTAATGGAAACCATAATGGACCAAAATAATCCTGGTGAGATTGGTCGTGAGTATGTTCAATTTGGTGACTTCTCATTCATTGCTGATACTAGGGATTTACAGAAGTGTGAAATGATAGGGCGAGCTTATTATTTCACTAAGACTAAACTAAAGCACTTAACAAGTATTGATAACAAGGAGGATAGATGGGATAAAGATCAGACTGAGAAGTTGTTAAAGGCTGAGCCTAATGATGAACAATCTCAGATCTATTCTGGGACTACAACCATAAACCGTTCCTTATACAAAGTCTTCAAGATAATGTTTAGGGTTAAAGGTACAGTATTTGTAGGTTGGGCTTGTCCTAAATTGTGTGATGACTGGTTGCGTAAACCACGAGAATTATATCTTGGGAGAAGGACAATTCGTGATGACATTATCAAGCAATCTCAGAATCCTCTCTCAGGTGGTCAGATTGATCCTAAATACATTGCAATGATGCAGAAAGGGTTACCTCCCTCTGATGAGGAATATGAGACTGAATATCCATATGTTCTTTACCCTTATCTCATCTCTGAAAATGACACTATCAGCAATTTAAAAGGGCGCACATTTCTAGATCAAGATACTCAGAATGCAGCTACTAGTCTATTAAGTTGTACCTTAACTAAGGCTAGGAGATCTTCAATTCTGGCTTTCTCTAAGGACACAACTGATCCTAATGATGACTTCTTGATGCAGAAGAATATCATCTTAAAGCAAGGAGCATTGATTAATGGTAAAGTTAAAGAGTTCTCAATGGAGCCTCCTGATGCTCAGATGTTTACTGCCATTAACACTCTGATTTCCATCAATCAACAGGAAACCTCACAAATCAATTTCGCAGAGAATAACAGACAAGCTGATTCTAGAAAGACTGCTACAGCTATTAAGGCCTCCATTTCACAGGCACAACAGTTATCCTCAACACAAATAACCTTGTTTAGCATGGCTCTTAAGAAGCAATATACTTATGAGTCAATGATTATTCGGTCACGGGTAATGGCTGGGTTAATTAAAGTGTCGCCAGTACTAGCCCAGATGTATGCTAAGAATTGGACTGTTAAGCCCTCTGGTGATACAGATGTTATTGAGAAACAACAGATGGTTGAGAAGATGACTGAGGCATGGCCTATTATGTCTCAAACAGCTTGTGCGTCCTTATTTTTAGCTGATCTATTAGAGAAGATGTTTCCTGATAGTGCAGCCAAGTATGTACAAGCATTACAGCAGGCCGATCAACAGAAACAATCTCAGCAACAACAGATGATGCAACAGGGATTAATGTTTGCTAAACAGTTAGGTACTGATATCATAGGTCTAGCTAAGAAACCTGAGATGTTTAGTGAGAGTGGATTGATACACGTTTATCCTCAAATTGAGAATCTCGCAGATAAAGCAAAACAACTAATGGCACAACTAGAAGCTAAATAAAATGTCAAACATCACCCCAGAAAACGTAGCAGAGTTACAGCACATAGATTGGTTAAAGCACCCTGTAACAGTACAAATGATAAAGAATATTCGTGCCCATAAAAAGGATCTAATAGAAAAGGGTATTGCTATTAGTAGTGATTACACTCAGCCAGATAACTTCTTTAGATCCTTGAGTTATGGGGCTAAAACTATTGATGCAATTTTAAGGCAAATTGAAAACACTGATCAATACTTAGAAGTGAGTAAACGGAACTAATGGACGCTCGCTACCTGGAACGTAACCGAGCGACCGTAAGGGCGCGAGGTAACCACTGCTTTCCCCACTACAGGCAATGCGGGCGCGGGTAGCTGGCACGAAATGAAGGCTAATCCCGCCCACTGCGTGGATTCGGGATACTAACAAAACAACAAACAGAAAGAAAATACATATGCCAATGGACGTACTAGTTAATACACCCGGTGCAACTCCTGCTCTTCTTGAGAAGACAATGGAGATTCCGGACAACATTAAATCAATGGTATTTGACTCTAGTTCAATGCCTAATATGGATGGTACAGGAGATACTACCATAACAACTGATAAAGGTGTAGAACTTAAGGTTGAAGAGCCTGATATTAAAGAGGAGAAATCTGGACAGGAAGAACCTAAACTTGAAGTTAAGAAAGAGGAGAAGATAACTCCTCCATCCGCAAAGAAAGATACTGAGAAAGTGGCGCCAGTTAAAACTGATGATAAGCCAAAAATTAATCAAATATCTCCTGTTAAGAAAGCTGATAAAAAGGATGATACTCAGGATACTTTTGATTATACAAAGTATGCTCCTCAAGAGGTAACTAATATGAAGAATATGTCTCGTCAATCACGAGAGGCATATGCTAAAGTTATTGAGGAAAATAAAACATTATCTCAGCTGAAAGATTCTAATTATCTTCAACATGAGCAAGGCTATACCTTATCACCTGAATATCGTCAATTGCAGACTCGTGAAACAGAGGTCTATTCTGAAGGTAAGGCTTGGGAGAATGCACTATTGGCTATTAAGAAAGGTGAGAAGTTTCGTCAACCTATTGATAGGGATAAGGATGGAAGATTAGTATTTAGCGAGCTTACTGCACCTACTGATGTTGATGAGATTCGTATTGCACAGAATTTAGCATTGTGTACTACTGAATTGGGTAAGGTGAGAGGAGAGCTGAATGGTTATGGTACTCAATTTAAGAATAGGATTAGTCAGGATGTAAAGGATATTCAAGCAGAAAGATCTAATCGTTTTGCATGGGTATCAGATCCTAAATTGATGGATGCTCCTGTTAATGTCAATGGTAAAGAGATTCCTGTTAAACAGATCATTTCTGAGTTTAAATCTCTATTGCCAGTTTATCATCGTAATTCCATTGTTGCAGATGTTGCTGCTGATCTATTTGTAGCATTACAAATTCAAAATGGATTGTTACAAGAGGCACAAAAGGGCGCAACTATTAGTGATCTTAAAGCTAAAGAGGCTAGTAGAGCAGAACCTACATCAGAGGATTCTAATCGTAATGATGGAGGAGATAAATTAACCATTAAAGGTAAATCTGTACCTCGTAAATTTAGCCTTGAGGAAATGCCTGAATAATATGAAAAAGATTGCTGTTCTATTTGTGTACCAGTTTTTATTTATCGTGTCTGTTACTTACGTTGTTGAAATTAAGATAAAAGAGTTTGATGATCGTATTAGCAAACTGGAAAATAATCAACCAAAATCTGTGATATATCCTGGGTTTAGTATACCTTGTATTACCACTACAAATTATTATACCTTAGTGGCCTGTTCCTCAAACTTAGTTGAAGAGCAGAAATAACCCTTAATTACACTTGGCATGATTTCTGCTAATAGAATAATTAGCTTCTAATAAACTTCAAGAGCATGAAGTAATTTAGCCTCAAATGTTGTCAAAGGGCATTGACTCGGAGTTGTAGATTTCCGTATAATCTACGAATTTCAAGTAACAATCAATCTTTTGATGACACATGCCAAGTATTTATAATCTCCCGGGACAGTTTAATAACGTCCCCATTGAAGCAGTTAATCGGTTTGCTCAACTTCCATTCTATCTCGTTCATAACGAAATCCAACAGTATGCTGTCTGGAATGAGTTTGATCAGGTTTATGGATCTATTCCATGGCAAGAGAACATGGGTTCAACCATGGAAGCTGTAACTCCTCAGCGTTCACCTGTTGGTCGCTCATTGTTCTTCCCTAATCCTATTACTACTGCTAGTAATAAGGATATCTATCAGATCTCTGAATCAAACGAAACTGCTGTGCTTTACAAGCATAAGTATGGTAGTTTTGTATTTAACTTCCTCCCGTCTTTTCAAATCTTCTGGGATAAATACATTAAGTTCAACAGTGATGACGTTGTTAAGCAGATTGCTATCTCTAACAATCAATTCATTGAAACTCAAATGTTGCAGTGCTGTACCTACATTTATCTGTGTGGTACTGGTTTGATTGGTGGACAACCTACTGGTGCTATGAATTCAGCACTCAATGCTGCTGGTTCTAAGACTGCTGCATGGTTGGTTGCTACCACATTGGGTACTGGTAATAATACTGGCGTTCTTCAGAATCTTCGTTTGAGGGACATTAAACGTGCTATTATGAACCTCCAAGATGATCTTGGTGCTCCTTCATTTAATGGTTCGTTGAATATGCCTAAGGATAACGAAGGTTTGAAAGGTCGTTATGCTTTGTTTTGTTCTTCAGAGGATTATTACAACTTTGACTATGATCCTGATGTCAATAAGTTTAGTGGTTCTACTGCTGGTGCTGGTCTTGGTAGTATTAATCTCGACCTGTTGTTCAATGATTTCAAGGGTTCATTGTTTGGTCAGTTGACCTGTAAGATTAAGAAATACCCGATTCGTTACAACGTAGTTAATACTACTGATACATTGGGTAATGTTCTGTGGCCTGCTGGTTTCCCAATTGATCCTGAAATTTTTGATCCTATTGATCAGAAGTGGAAACCCAATCCGTATTACACATCCTTGGCATCTGCTCCTTTCTCCATTGCTTGGATGCTTGGTAATAACTTCATCAAGACTCTTAAAGTTGGTCCTCCTCCGAAAGAGTTTGCTACTAAGAATATGTCTGGTGAGAAGTTCTACTCTCTTAGGTGGAATGGTGAAGTGAGACTTACTGACCAGATCTTGATTACCAATCCTGACGGTTCTATTGAACTGAATGATTTTGGTGAAAACTTGCAACTCAAAGCTCAGCTTACACACGGTGTAATTCCTACTGAACGTAGGTTTGCATTCCCGATGCTGTTAGCTCGTAGTCGTCCTGCTATTCAGGTGAACTAATCTAACTTAACACACTGTAATCTATACAAACGAAATAATATGAATAAATTCTTCAATAAACTTGCAATTGGTGTTAGTCTTGGATTGACTCTTTTTGCATGTAGTTCAAAAGCTGGTACAGCTACTGTCACAGTACTTGGTGGTACTATGACTAACCTGTTCAGCTTCACTCCCAATCAAGGTTCAGTGCTGCTTAAGCAGGTGATTGTGTCACCGGCGACTGGCGTTGTTCCTCAACTGTTGAGTTTGGTTGATACTCCTACTAACTTGCTGGTGTTTACTACACTGGCTTATAGTAATAAGATCAGCTACGCTACTAACTATGTTGTTGTTTATACCAACGTTTATGGAGTTGTTACTAGCAATAACTGGTATCAAGCTGCGGTTGGTAATACTTATACCAACTTCTCTTTGGTAGATATTACCAACTCTGTTCCTCAAGCTACTAATAACTACAATGTTCGATTCTCTGTTGCTGTTGTTAGTAACTCTCCTCCCATTGTTTATAGTGCTATCAATCAGTATTATGACAATGGTATTTGGGTCACTAATGCTGCTGCTTCTGGTTCTGCTACAGTGACAATTGTTTGGTAATGGTTATTGGGTGTGTGGTTGTTGTGGCCACACACCCATTTTAGTTTAAATTTAAATTTATAATTTTATGGGAGTTAGAGTAATAAATACAGTTGAGAAGAATGTTGTACCTAAGCCATATAACTTGGTGGTGGTACCAGCTAATAAGCCCATTCAAGTTCTAGCTGCTATCAATAATGATTTTGAAGAGTATGCTGCTAGGTATATCCAGAATGTTGGAACTGGTATAACCTATTACAATTTCACTTCTGGAACTCCTGCTGGTACTGGTGTTACATCCACTGATCCTGCTGGTATTGGGCCTAATCAATTTTGTGGTATAATGAACGGTGCTGGAACAGTTGATAGTAATGGATTTGGTTATGGTCAACAGGTGGATTGTTCTAATCATCCCGGTGATGTATGGGTATATAGTACAACTGGTACCACCATTGCCATTACTGTTCTGATTCGTAAAGACTTAATTCGTGGTGGTAATCCGATGTAATGATATGAGAAAATATCTATCTATAATTTCTGTTTGTGCATCATTGGTTGTCACGTCTGCTTATGGTTTAGGTGGGATGGTTAATAGTACAATCTCTGGTACACCTTTTCCATTTAATGTGGGGAGTGTGGTGACTAACTTTACGTTCATCTCGCCCATGCAGTTTGGTGCTGTGGGGAACGGGGTGGCGAATGACACTGCAGCGCTGTCAAACTCGGTGGCGGCAATGAACGCGGGGAACATCCTTAATTGGGATGGGCAGGGGCAGACGTATTATATAACGTCTGGTGTGGCGTGGACCGGAGGACACATCGAGGTGCGCAATGCCACGATCGTGATCCCCAGCAATTTTCTAGGGTCGGTCTTTATTCACAGCCAAAACGGCCTGCCGGTGAGTGGGGCGAATTTTCATAACCTCACGATAGAAAGAATTGGAACAAATGCCCCCGATCCATCCGTTGTAGGTATCCAAAATGGTGTATTGGGATTTGGCTATTTCGAAGATTTAAAAACGGAATTTGTTCACTTTTCCAACCTGTGGCGGTGCGTGGAAATTATCAACACTCCTCAATTTGACATCAGGCATTGTTTTATGGGTAATTGTTGGAGTAATAAAGTATATGTTGCTCAATCTGTTGCTCAATCACAAACTTCTAGCGAAGGAGGTGATGAATCAATTATCACATTGAACGACATGAACACGCTGGATGACAATGGATCGTCACCGACCAGCGTTGTTGATTCACAGCGTCATAATTGCATCGACATCCAACTGGATGCGTACTGCATTCACCTGGAGGTCTCGTACAATAACGGCGGCAGCGATAAGCAGGCAGTGAAAGTTTCCCCATGGGTGGGTGGATCAACGATCTTTTTCCGGGGTGGCGAATATGAAGGGATGTTTGCGAACTATCCCACAAATCTGTGCGAGTTCGAAATCTGGAACTCAGTGGTGCACTTCGAGGACTGTCATATTGCGGGGAACGGTGTCTTTGGAACAAGTAATTATCTTGCCGCAATTGGTTTGTACGCGACGAACGGTCAGCATATCTCTTTCCGGTCGGACACGTTTACCGGCCAGCTGTCGAATGAGACGAACGTATTCGATATTTGGACGGCAGACGGATTCCTGGGCAACATCGATTCCGCCCAGTTTCCTCAATACTTGTCAGCCAATACGTGCGGCTTCACATGGCACACTAACCTCTATGACGTGGGGGTGAATTATCCCTTGCAGGGCACGTATGGGATCAACGGCCTCGCAGGGACTAATATAATAGTTGACGCACCGAATGGAGGGACAGTGACAATCGGCACGGCGAATTGCATGGTGGCGCTCAACGAAAACGGGGTGGGGCAGTACTGCACGTTCGGAAATGAGGCATATTTCAACAATGGTTTTTTGTCGCTTGGGAATGCTTATTTTAACAGCGGAGTCACGGAAAACGGAGGAAGACCAGACATGTCGGTCAATGCTCCTTATTCTCACGTCTTAGACTTTTTTGTGCAATCATCAGGTTTGTCGGATTTCCATTTCGTGAATGGCACGAACTGGATG